ATTCACCTCAAAAGCAATTCTCATTGTTCGTACTTGTCCAAAATTTTATTGATGAGAGGATTACGAATAATATCTTTATTGTCAAAACTAAACACTCCTATGTCCTCCACGTCCTTAAATTTTACCAATGCGTCGTATAAACCTGAATGAGTTTTATCTTTATATCTATCTGTTTGTTCCAAATCCCCTGAAATGAAGAACTTACTATTAAATCCAATACGAGTTAAAAGAAGTTTCATTTGTTTTGGTGTTGCGTTTTGACCCTCCTCAAAAATCAAAATTGAGTTGTCAATATTCATACCCCTCATGTACGCCAAGGCAAAGACCTCAATTACCTCTACTTCTTTCAATTTTTCTCTAGCTTCTTTACCAATGATCTTATTCATTAAGTAATAACTCGGAAAGATGTAGGGATCAAGTTTTTCTTCTACATTACCAGGTAATGATCCTAATTTTTCTTCAGCTTCAACGGCTGGTCTTACTATTATAATTTTCTCATAACCATTTTCAGGGTCACAAAGTAAATCAATAGCCGCTCTCATAGCAACAAAAGATTTCCCAACACCAGCCGGACCTGAACAAATCGTGATCTGATTGTTACAAAGAATATCATAATAATCTTTTTGTGAATCAGTCAAAAACTTTTTTCTTGGTCTTTTAGTGACTATAGAATTTATTAATTCTTTCTTGTTTACATAAACCTCTCTTGGTTTAGTATCTTCTTTTTTTCTTTGTGTTCTTGTTTTTTTATACTCCTGTTGACCCGAATCCATTCGCGTTTCTATCTTTATCGTTTATTTCGTTGACTTTGGTAAGATTAACTGAATCACCATTTAACACAGGTGCCATTACCGCTTGAGCAACTTTCATTCCTTTGTGTATTGTAATGTCCATCGTACTGTTATTCATTAATATAACCTTTATTTCACCATTGTAACCAGAATCGACAGTTCCTGGAGAATTTAAGACGGAAATACCTTTATTAAGGGCAAGACCACTTTTGGATCTTACTTGAATTTCATATCCATAAGGAATATCGAAATATAGTCCTGTTGGGACAATAGACCATGATTTAGCCGATATGGTCACTTCAACATTTGATAGTAGATCAAAACCTGAATCACTTCCATAATTGTAAAAAGGGTCAGGGTTGTCTGATTTATTTACAAAAGACAAAGCGATTTTAGGTTTATAATCTTTTATCTGTTGTTCCAACAAAGACATGGTTTCTTGCATTTTTGACTGATCGGCTGACATATCCATCAATTCTTTTAGTGCCGACATTGTACTTGTAAAATTTTTAATCTCTTTAATCATTTTAAATCAAATATTTTTTTAATTATGTGAGCAAGTGCCACTGTATCTTTTTCACAATACTCACCAATCGTTTCAAGATTTTTGGTTTTGTAATAATATTCATTAAGATTTTCACCTGTTACTTCACTGTCTTTGGGAGATTCAATTCCCATACTTACACACAAGAGATCCAAAGAACCAATTGAATAAGGATTATTATAATTCCACAAATCTTTAGTATCAATTGCTTTTACTTCCCAAGGCTTTGTATTGTAAATTGGAAATATTTTTGGTGGTTTCATGTCGTTGATTACGAATCTTTTACCGAGTGTTGGGATATCAAAAAGTTTGATATTATGACCACACATGTAAAAATCCAATCTTTCAATACGATTAAAAAGATTTCTAATTTCAGTCAGAAGTTCAACCTCGTTGTGGTTAGTAAAGGTTGTTCTATGAAGTTCTTTTTTAGTATCATAAAAACAAAAAGAGGCCGCAACAACTCTTGAAAATTCAGGAACAAGGGCTGCACGTTTGAAGTAGGTTTCTTCGGGTGAAATATCGCCATCTTCAGGGTACCTTCGTTTGAAGAAATCAATATAATCCAAAAAAACTTTATGTAACTTTGGTTTTTGTTTCTTTAACTCGGACAAAGTTTCAAATTCAGATACTGTTTCAATATCAAAAAACAGGATCTTGTCAAGTGGTTTATCTAATGTCATAATGAATTATAGAAATTTCTTCTGTTTTCGGAAAGTACTTTCAAATGATATTTTTCATTTACAGTTTCATAGAGTTGCTCACCCAAATCTTCAACCCAACTCGGATTTTCGATCAGTTTTTTCATGAACTTACTCCAATCTTTGTGGTTCTTGTATTCATCAACCAAGAGTCCATTTGCGCCTTTGACAAATTCACCGTTATTCAATCCGTGTTTAATGTCAATTGTATAAGGACCGATATTGGATGCGATAATTGCCTTCTTGTAGAACCCCGCTTCAATGACTTTGAGTTGTGACTTCATCCGATTGAACATCGTATTCTTAATCGGTGCAAGTGATACGTCAAATTTACTGTAGTTCTTGGCATATGAAGTGACAGGTGCGGTCCAAACCCTTGTATAGAAAGGATCGGGTTCATCCATATAATCTTCCTGTTTCCATTTCATCAAAAATTCTTTTTGTTTTTCAGAAACATATTTGTAGTTTGATGTAAAAATCTTTTCATATTTAGCCCAAACAGTTTCTTCGGGAAGGATGGGTCTTTGTTTTTGTGTACCCGTTGCTTTATCAATCTCAGTCACTGTTCCACGAGTATCAAAACCACAAATGTACAGACGATATTTGTCTTTCAAGTCAGAAATTTTATCAAATGTGCCATCCAAAATCATAAGGTCGTGTAAGTGAGATGACCCACCCAACCATCCAAATCTGACTTTATCGGATGGGATTGTTTTCTCTTTGAATTGTGGTTCTTCTGGATCGATTCCGTTTGGAATGACGTGAACATTCTTGTTAATAGTTTTTCTAATTTCATTAGCAAAAATATCAGTGGTGGTGGTCACCCACTCCGCTTCACGTAGATTATTAACAATTATTTTATCAAACTTTCTTTCAACAACCATTGCGTGAGCAGGGTGTTCCATACCCGGCATCCAATAATCGTCAATATCACAGACAGTTTTAATACCCATCTGTTTGAGTTGTCCGATTACTTCTCTTGATTTTTCATAGTTTGTGTTAAGTGATCTATGAAATGATACAATATCATAATTTTTGAAGAAATTCAAATCGTCAATACTGATATCGTACATAATATCAATATGGAATTCGTCGGGATATTGCTGTTGTAGATAAGTGTGTGGTTGAACAGAACGAAACTTACCAACACCTGTTCTGTCGCTCGGTAATACTAAAATTCGTTTTTTTGACATATTTTTTTATTGAAAGTATAATTAAAAACTCTCAATAAAAAAAGGGTTACTTAAGTTTTTTGATACTTGTAATCTTACCTTCAAAAATATGTTTACCTACCGAAAGCTTCATTGTTTCGTTAGTAACCTTGGATTCAGAGATCATTCCTTTTATATCACCAAATTCTTCTTTGATAACATCTCTAACTGTATCTCTCACTAAATTTCTGATCATAGTCTTGAAACTTTCATCAATAATCGGACTTTGTGATGATTGTTTTTTGGGTTGAGTCCCTGATTGACTTTGAATTAATTTCGCAGCACCTTCAATAATTTCATCTGGTAATGTTGCACTGTATGAGTCAGGTTTTGCTATAGGATTTTCAATCATCAATCTTTTGATTTCATCAGGAAGATTCGAGCTCATAATTCTTTGTTCGTTGATCTCTGGCTCCGATACTTTGGGTTGCGCGGGAATGTTGTATATTGGTTCTTTATATTCTGACGGGATATTGATGTTTGGAGATTGTCTAACCTCACCACGACCCATATTGTCGTGTCTCTCCATTATTTTTTTGGAAACTGCCAATTTCTGCATCAGGGAATTCATATCGTTTGACATCTTAATTAAATTTTGCATTTTTAAATACTCTCGTCATAGATTTGTCACCGTTTGGGTTATAACCTGGACGAGCCTCAGTAAATTTATCACCTGTTAGATTAAAAGAAAATGTTTTAGGTACAATAAATAAACGCCAACCTGGTAAGGGTTGTTTACCTATTGTAGATGTATGTGATGCACCCTCTCTTTCCCAAGCTCTCAACACCAAATTTCCTTTTTTTGATATTCCTAAACATACTGGTTCGAGTTCTCTCAATCCTTTACCTCCCGGTTCATCACCATCATAGTTTATGACAATAATATTTTTATTGCGTATTGCGTCTATAAGGTCTTTTTGGGACGCGACCTCAAGAATAATTTGTTTTTTTAATATCTCTAATAACTTCATTATTCAGGAATAGTATAACCTTTGTCCTTGTTATACTTATTGATCTTGATGTTATTTGTTCTTTCAGCAGTATCTAATGAAGTACCGGCTTGAACATTATAAACATCCAAGTAAAATCCAGTTCCTCTTCCGATATCATCACCATCAGCAAGAGCGTCAGGGTGAACGGATGAATAACTCTGTGAACGAGGTGAGAAATCATTTCTTGGGAATAATATACCTCTTTGTTGTTCAGCGATTTTACTCAATTCATTTGCAGGTTGTGCAAAATCTAATCTATCATTTGCTTCCATAATTTATTAATTTTTTTATTCTGTTTATTTCCTCATTTATATTTTCAGGGGCAAGTTGTTTAAAGTGACTCTGATGTGTATTGTCAGATGCATTTGGAACTATAGGATTGAGATCTGTATCAGGTTTTGTATGTTTTTGAATAATGGATGACTTCTTATCTTTTTCTCTCATAGACTGAAGTATACCAGTAACCCAACTCCTCATTTTATCTCCTCCGAGAAGTTCAAACGACAATCCTTCTTTCGGGTTGGTTTTGAACCAATTTTGAATTCTCTCCAAGTTTTGGAATGTCAACATACCCTTCTTTACCAAGTCCAAATTTCTTTTCCACCCTTGAGTTTGAGATAATTCCTCTTTGGATTTTCCCGCACCGAGTTTTTGTTTCTCTTTTAGAAGACTTATAAGTTCTTGTGGAACCTTTATTTGTTTTCCGTAGAGTGAACTATTCATAGGTTCTTTATTAATTTCAATAATTCAGACATTGTTAATCCTTCTTTGTCTGCCAATTTTTTGATGGATTTTATATTTCTTTGTAAGATTTTTGATGTTTTTGGTTCTTTATCACTAACATCATTATCTTTTGATGATTTTCTAACCAAGATATCTTCCACCATCTTAATCGCTTTTTGTCGTTGTTCTTCTTGAATTTCTCTTTCTTTTAGAACACTTCTTGATACGAAATTTGGATCGTCTTTGTATGGTGATTTTTCGTCCATTTCTGATTTTTTTCCGAATTCTATGGTTCTATCTTCAGCATCGGCAACATCCATACCCAGTTCTTTTTCAAGGTACTTAATTGTATCTTCCGCGTCCATAAATTTGGTTTCTTCATAACCAAATGCATCTTCAAAATTTACTTCTTTCAACGAAGGTGAAAAATAAGCTCCGAAAGCTCTGAAACCTCTTGATAGTGGATCGTTAGTAATTCTTGCGTTTGGAATGGTTTGATCCATCGTTTTTCTTGGATGAAGTTTTGGGTTAAGTCCAAATGGTATTTTAGAACTGTTCATAGTTCCATCAAAATCAATTAATTCATCCAATTCTTTTTTGGGTTCCTTTGATTTTGAAACATATTGTTTTTTGGGTTCCTTTGATTTTGAAACATATTGTTTGTGACTTTTGCATGGCATAAAGACCTCACCGTGTTTGTGAGTTCCTTCACAACCGAGTTCTTCTGCCTTTTTTTCGGCCGTTGTTTCTAACTTATATCCCTTAAGTTTCATTAAGTTTTTTTATCTATAAATACAAGGTGAGATGTATTTATTTTAAAAAAAGAATCCGTGGGAATACAAAATATCCGAAATCATTCCAACAACTCCATTAAATTGAGATTGGATACTTCTGAGTATTATGATTTTTATCTATCTAAAGATGAAATTGAATATGATCAGGAGACCGTATTTTCAACAAATTTGATCGGTTTTGATGACGGAAATGTATTACCTGTTAATATAAGATTGTGGGATCCGGATTGTTCACCTCAACTCGAATTATTTTACGATGATTTTGAAACTGATAATAATTTAGTATCGGATAAGTTCTATCCTTTTCCTGATTTAGTTGATGCATCTTGTTACTCGTTGAGTGGAATTTGTGATGTTGGATTAACAGGAATTGACAATGGACTCACAGACAGAATGAGTGGTGAAACACTCTATTACACAAGAGGATTATTAGATTCAATTAACAAATTTGACAGATTAACATACGATAGACATCTTAAATTAATTTCGGTCACATCAAATGTAAGATCACCCAACTCAAGATTTTCAGGTATAACGGCAAACACCCTATATAATATAGTTTCAAAACAAGAGGCGGGTATAGGATACTACCAAGAATTATATGGTGGTTTTTATCAAGGTTTTTACAAACTATACGAATATGATTGGCAAATATTACCCGAAAGATATGAACTCGGATGGTCTATGGAGACGGTAATAAAGCCAAGAATATATGATGAATTTGAACCCGGCGCAGGTGAGACCACTCTAAACGAAATCTATCCAAATAACGCAGGGATTTTCTTCTATATGGGGACAAGAGCGGAAGATAAATTCTATCATTATGCCACAGGTCATCCTGAAAGTTACACAGCTTATACACGAGTAACCGAAGAATTAAGTTGTTTGAAAACTTGTTCTTGTACTTTGACGGCATTCACTTCAGATTGTTACAATGTTTACCCAATATCAGGTGACACCTATCAAGGAACGGATTGTACCGTTTGTGGAAATGCATGTGAACACAAAGTGGTTGCCATACCACCCAAAGATCCAACGATAGATGTATTATCAAATTCATTTGCAATACGATTATCGGGTGACCCAAAAAACCCAAAAATTAATATAAGGACAATTACCATCACGGGAGCATGTCAAACAACTGCGGATTGTGAAACACACGAATATTATTTAACAGGATATACAATCAACAACATTTATTCCAATATTGGAATTTACGATTTCTGTTCGGGAAGTACCAACCAAACTGACTTTTTGAATACTGAAAAATGGTTACAGGTTGATGTCGTATTCAAACGATATACTTTCTACGAGGGATGTGACTTATTCTATGAAGGTGGAATTGGGGAAATGAGTTCCTTAATTTACCCTGCAACTGAAAGAGGTGACACTTTAAGTTTAATTCAACCACCTTATACTCACGACCAAGAAAAAGAATACCCCGTCCAAAGAGTCGTTATGAATAGAGATTTCATTGACTCAAAAGATAAAAGACTTGGATCTTTGAAAGTATATCTCAATGGTTATTTATTTATGATCGTAGAAAACTTTGAGGAAATTATTCCAAGACCTTTGAATACCGAAAAAGAAAAACAAATCGGTGTAAGTTATTCAATGTCATGGGGTGGTGGTACTCAAGGATTAAGGGAGAATCTAACATTTAATAGTTGTACAGGAACCACTTACCAACAGGATCCTGAGTTATTTCCCGATACAGTTTTGTCAGGTACATCACTTTCACAATTAGAGACCGGTATTTTATTAGAAAAGTACTTTGGGGGAACTTTTGATGGTGCAATTTCAGAATTTAGATTCTATGCCGAACCATTGAATGGTGGACAAGTTCAACACAATAACAGAATTTTAAGAAATACTTATGATCTCTTTGATTATTTCTGTTTGGATTGTGAAAATTTCGAACCTTTACCAACACCATCACCAACCCCAACACCTACAGTTACACCAACGGTCACCAAAACTCCAACAAATACGCCAACAGTAACACCAACACTTACACCTTCAATTACCCAAACAATAACACCTACTCAAACAATTACTCCCACACCCACAGAAACACCTACACCCACGGCAACAGTAACACCCACAGAAACACCTACACAAACCCCTACACCATCTATTACTCCGAGTATCACACCAACAATATCTTTAACTCCAAGTCAAACAGTTACACCTGGACTTACTCCAACACAAACACCAAGTGTAACCCCCACTCAAACTCCAACACAGACACCAACAGTTACGACGACACCAACGGTGACAACTACTCCAACACCAACTCAAACTCCAACTCAGACTCAAACTCCAACCGTATCACCGACAACTACTATAACACCATCAATTACGCCTTCTATTTCAGAAACACCTACCGCTTCGGGTATAAGAACTGTCTTTGTTAGATTTAATACGCTGTAAAAATGGAAACGAACAATTTACTCCAATCAATTGAAAATTTAAAGATAGAATATAACAATGATTCAATTTGTTTGGGAAAAAAAATCAAAAATGGTGTGGTTACTGATGAATTATCTATAGTTTTTTTTGTTGACGAAAAAAAACCAATAGAAAATTTAACTCAAAGTGATCTAATACCATCGAGAATAAATGTTGGTGGGACTATTTTGAAGACCGATGTTGTTGAAAGTACAACACTGAACGTTCATCCTTGTCCAACAGAATTTAATTCAACCTGTATCTTTAATCCAGTACCAAATAGATCTTATATAAGACCAATAAAGGGTGGTATTTCAATAAGAAAAACAACTGATGGTATTGGAACTCTTGGTTTTTTGGCTAAACATACTGAAACAGGTGCATTGGTTGGTGTTACTAATTTACACGTTGCACTAAAAGTACATTTTAATGCAAATGACCTTTGTAAAGAACCACCTTGTACGTTTGATTATAACTCCCTAATTGAACAAATTTATCAACCAGGTGAAAGTTCATCTTACGAAACAGATTTTTATAACTTAGGCCGTGTTATGTATTGTACTTTACTTTATAATACTGGTTCGGCTGAAATTGATTGTTGTTTAGTGGCTTTAAAAGAAAGTGTATTGTCAAATAGTGAATCTTTCAAACAATATGGATTGAGTTTTACAACACCCCCTGTATTTGCAACAACCGCTGAGCTTGATTCTATTTTAACAAATAATATTCCTTTAGCCGCGTCCGGTAGATCATCAGGACCGAAAGAAGGTTCATTGTGTGGACTAAAAGCATTATATGTAAATTATTCATCTATGGTTAATGGATATAGAAAAAACAACGACGGATACGTTTGGGGTAAGAGATTTGCAAATCAAATTGCCTATACTAGAGTAGATCAAGATTGTCCTGACCCATCAATACCCGGTGATTCGGGTTCCGCGGTTTTTGGAAATTTCGGAGGAACTTGGAAAGTTGTTGGTCTGAACTTTGCCGGTGGAACTATGAGTTCAGGCATTGATATAGGAATATTCAATAGAATCGATAGGGTTGCGGCCTTAATGGGAATTGAAGCGTGGGATGGATCTCAATTGAATTTTATAGATCTTAATAATGTCAGTACTTACCAAGTTCAAGGTTTCAACTCCAACAACACAATAACTGTTGATGGTTCTACTTATTGTCAATCTGGATTAGTTAATAGTTAATATTTACCTCTTCAAAACTTAATTTATGATTTGAATAAAATAAATTTTCAAACATAATTAAAGTGACTATATTTGTCCAAATAGCATCATACAGAGATCCCGAATTAGAAAACACAGTTAGGGATATGATTTCAAACGCCGATCGACCCGAAAAATTAAGGTTTGGTATTGCAAGACAATATAAAGAAGAGGACGGTTTTGATAAATTAGAAGAATTTAGAAATGATGATAGATTCAGAATTTTAGATATACCTTACGAAGAATCAAACGGAGCTTGTTGGGCGAGACACCTTATCCAACAACTTTATAGGAATGAAACCTATACCCTCCAAATCGATTCACATATGAGATTCGAAAAGGGTTGGGACACCACTTTGATCGATATGATTGACCAACTACAAGAAGATGGACATGAGAAACCACTTCTAACAGGATATGTAAGTTCATTTGATCCTGATAATGACCCCGCAGGAAGAGCAAGAGATCCTTGGAGAATGGCATTCGATAGATTTATCCCCGAGGGTGCAGTTTTCTTCCTACCTGAAACAATACCTGGTTGGACTGAACTAACCAAACCAGTTCCCGCTAGATTTTATTCCGCTCACTTTTGCTTCACACTCGGAAAATTTTCAAAAGAAGTTCAACACGACCCTGAATATTATTTCCACGGAGAGGAAATCAGCATCGCAGCAAGAGCATACACTCACGGATATGATTTGTTTCACCCTCACAAGGTAGTTGTTTATCACGAATACACAAGAAAAGGACGAACCAAACAGTGGGATGACGATAAGAAGTGGGTTGAAAAGAACAATCATTCTCATAAGAGAAACAGACAACTTTTTGGTATGGATGGTGAAGAAATGGTTGACTTAGGTCAATTTGGATTTGGTCCCGTCAGAACTTTAAGAGATTATGAAAAATATTCAGGTCTCCTCTTTAGTAAAAGAGCGGTTCAAAAATACACTTTGGATAAGGAATATCCACCAAATCCAAATAATTACGAAACGGAGGAAGACTGGATCAACTCATTCACAAAACAATTCAAACATTGTATCGATGTTGCCTATGATCAGGTTCCCGAAAGAGATTATGATTTTTGGGTGGTTGCATTCCATGATCACAAGGATGAAACAATATACCGTAAGGATGCGGATAAACACGAAATTCAAGGGTTTTTTAGAGATCCTGACGGGTATTGTAAAGTTTGGAGAACTTTCAATGCTGAAGAAAAACCTGCATATTGGGTTGTTTGGCCACACTCTGAATCTAAAGGGTGGGGTGAAAGAATGACAGGAAATTTATAAAAAAATGAAAGATTTATTTCTCAATTTAAAAAATGAAGACTTGGATGAGTTGAAAATGGAATCTTATTCTTTAATCAATAATGAAGAATATCAAAATTATTTTTTACAAAAATCATCTCAGGAACACTATCGACTACTAACTTTTTTATCCAATTATTTTGATGGTGTATCATTTGTTGATGTCGGTACTTTATTAGGTTGTTCAGCATTGGCTTTGGCCGCAAACAAAACAAATAAAGTTTACTCATTTAATTTGACAGATCAATTACAATTGAAAGAAAAACCGCAAAATGTTGAGTTTATAGTCGATGACGTAATGAGTGATAAATACAAAGAAATCATATTAGATTCCAAAATAATTCTGTTAGATACTTTCCATACAGGAGATTTTGAACTTATTTTTTTGAACTATTTGAAAAAAATTAATTATAATGGAATATTGATATTAGACGACATACGTTTGAATAATGAAATGTCTCAGTTTTGGGAGACAATAAATGAAGATAAAATGGAAATCACCAACTTGGGTCATGTATCAGGGACTGGTGTTGTTTTTTTTGATTAAAGATGATAAAAAGTTGGACATATAACACCACCGGTGGTAAAAGGGAAGACATAAAAAAATATATATCCGACAACAATTTGAAAACAGTTGATGTTGGTGCATCTTACATGTTTTGGTCTTATCCTGAGTGTAAATTTGTTGCCGATTCGATTGTTGTCAATAAGGATGATGTTACTTTTTTTAATTTGAATTTGGAAGATAAAACCACATGGGGTGAGATATTATCATATGTCGAAACCTATGGAAAATTTGATTTCTCTATTTGCTCACACACAATTGAAGATGTATTTAATCCTTTGGAATTAACAGACTTGTTGACTAAAATATCACTTGAGGGGTTTATTGCGTCACCATCAAAATATGATGAATTTTCGTTTTTATACCAAAATAAATATCGTGGTAATGCCCATCATAAACAATTTTTAGAAATTATTAACAATGAAGTTGTTATTTTTCCAAAATTTTCTTGGATTGAAAATGATGTTAGAAGTGATGAAATCTTGATGAAAAATAAAGGTAAGGAAATTTCTTTTTTTTGGGAAAAGGAAATACCTATAAAAGTATTCGGAAATGGTATACCGTTTCAATCAGATAGTAACTTAATTAATGAATATTATAGACAATTGGATAATTAATATGGAAAATGAAAAAATTTGCCTGATTACAGTATTATTTGACTATCCTGATTATTACGAACCATCTTTTTATAAAAACGCGTTGAAATATTTTTCATCTGAGGATATTCACATAGTCAGAAATTCTGGTTTGGTTAAGAATGGATCTTACTATGACAAACTGTATTACTATAAAATAGTAAATCTTTTAGAATACATTAAATCTCAAATTCTTGGGAAGTATAAATATATACTATTTTTAGATGCCACGGACACAAATTTTATCGGTTCACCAAAAAATATAGTTGAAGATTTTCATTCATTGAATTGTAGTATAGTTATGGGAGCTGAGAAGGGTTTGTGGCCACCGACTAACTATACTCACTTATATGAAAAAAAAAGGTCTATAAACAATTCCAAATATCTTAACTCAGGTACATATTTCGGATACACTGAAAAAATAATCTATCATTTAGAGGATATTATTACTAAAGAATATCAAACGGGTATTGATGATCAAGGAAGATGGACAATTCAATATCTATTGAATGATGATATTATCATCGATCAAGAAAAAAACTTCTTTTTCAGTACGTTAGATAATAAAGACTATGTAGAAATCGAAAATAATAAAGTAACATTGTTAAATTCAAATGCGTTTATAATTCATGATAATGGACCCTTCAACGATAATACCATAAAATTAACTCAATTTATTAATGAAAACTATCAGAATAACTAGACAAGGGTTTCCAAATCACGGTCAACACAGTTGGATGAGTTACTTTAAATTTGTACTATCCAAAAAATATAATGTACTTATTGATCCAATTAATCCTGACATTGTAATACACTCGGATCTACACTATAATAGAGAACAAATCGATACATATACCAATCATTTACCTACAGAATATAGACAGAATGATAAGAATAAAAAATTTATTTATGTTTCAGGTGAAGTCGCCGATTTTTCAGGACCTATATTTGCAAATGACAATCAGTGGGCGATAGGTTACAATAAATTTGAACACGAAAGATATTTGAGACAACCATCTGGTGTGTTCGATGTGTGGACATTATATGACGAATCAAGATTGGTTGATAGTCCATTATCTTGGTTGACTCAAAAGAGGAATATTGATCAAATTAAGAATAGAAACACAGGATTTTGTTCAATAACACAGGCATCAGATAATAAATTTAGAGGTTTAGTCTTTGACAAATTAAATGAATATAAGATGGTTACGTCATCAGGCCCTTGGAGACAAAATATAGATCCAAAAGATGAACTGAACAAATATCAATGGTTGAATCAAGTTTATATTGGAAGAAACGATGGATTGACTTACAGAGAAAAAATACAGTTTTTTCAAAAGTATAAATTTAATATTGCAATACACTACACAAATACTGATTATATATTACAGGAAAAGTTATATCATGCTTTTTTTTCGGGTGCTATTCCTATTTTCTACGGGAATCAATATATTTTAGAGGAGGGATTTAACCCTGATAGTTTCGTAAATTTGCATAATTTTTCGGATTTGAATGATTTTTTGGAGTTAATCAAGAGAATAGATAATGACGACAATTTGTATAAAAAATATATTGAAGCCCCTCTTTTTTTGAATAATGAATTACCAATTTACTATGATTTTGATTACACACTTAATTTTCTAGAGAAAATTGTTGAATCATGAAATACATTTTTACAACGTTGGCTGTTGGTAATTCGTACTTGGAAAATGCAATCAATTGTTATAATCAATTAAGTGAAAAATGTTCAGCAAGTTTTAATATTACAACAAACGAATCGATGGATGTAAGTGATAGAATCAATTTAGATTTATTTAAGTTAGACAAATATCACGATGACGGTGCTGGATTTTCATTTTACTTGAATTTAAAAGTATTATCCCTCAAATATTGTTTAGATAAGGAATTTGACTACATCATTTTTAACGACGCCGATTGGATGACTTCGGAAGGTTTTAGTGAACAAAAAATTATTAACATGTTCAATTATATGGAAAAAAATAATTTAGATTTATTATTTGAAAGACCTGCCAAAATTGGTGACCACAAAAAAGATTTACAAAATTGTTTTTTTGACAGGAAATTATTTGATTATAACGTCTTCGATCATAATAAATGGGATGAAGCTCATGTAGTTAATGAACAATTTTTAGTGTTTAAAAATAATTGGAAATTCAGATTTTTCGTTAGGAGATGGGAGGAGTTTTTGTGGTACTCTATAAAAAATAATATAAGGAATTACCCTGACGGATTCGAAATAGGTGTTTCTGCTTTGGAGTCTGATATGAAATGGGATTACGAAGCTTTTAGATACTTGTTACCAAATTGTTTTAAATTTTATGATAAATCTAATAACTTACATAAAAAGTTTTAAATATGAATATACAAACAAGAATTACTAAATTTACAAACTTGATAGATAATGACAGTCTATCGGCCTTTGACTATCATTCGGCACAACAAACTCACGAGGCGTACCAAGTATTCTATGACTTTATTTCAAGAGTAAAACCCAAGAGGATTTTAGAAATAGGAACTGCTTTGGGTGGTTTTACTGAATTTTTAGATATAATTACTAAAGAACTCAAATTAGATGTCAAAATACTATCATATGATATTTCCGAAAGACCTTGGTATAGAGAAATGATTGAAAAAGGTATTGACGTTCGTGTTGAAAACATTTTTTCAGATGATTGGACTAATGTTAATCAGGAGGTCATTGACTTCATAAGGGAAGATGGTATAACTATAGTACTTTGTGACGGAGGGTATAAAATCGGAGAATTTAATTTATTATCTGATTTTTTAAAGGTCGGTGACTTTATATTGGCACATGATTTTTGCTTAAATGACGAGGTATTTGAAAATGAAATGAAAAATAAAATTTGGAATTGGTGTGAAATTAAAGAATCTGACATAGTAAGTAAATCTCAAAAAAACAATCTGTCTTTCTATGATTATGATTTATTTAAAAAAGCAGCTTGGGTTTGTAAAGTTAAAGAATGATGAGTAACGTAACTTTAGTAACAGGTTTATGGGATTTAGGTAGAGGTGCTTTATCTGAAGGATGGGGACGTGATTTTGAATCACACTATTTGAGTAAGTTCAAGGATATTCTCAAAATACCTACCAATTTGATCATATTTGGTGATTCAGAGTTGAGGGAGTTTGTTAATGTACACAAAACACATAACGAAATTCAATTTATTGAAAGAAACTTGGATTGGTTCAAAGGTAATTTTTATGAAAAAATACAATCAATCAGAACGGATCCTAACTGGTTCAATCAAAAAGGGTGGTTAAGTGAATCTACTCAAGCTAAATTGGAAATGTATAATCCTTTGGTTATGCAAAAAATGTTTTTATTAAATGATGCCAAAATAATGGATCAGTTTGATTCGAAATATATGTTTTGGTTAGATGCTGGAATTACTAATACTGTTCACCTTGGTTATTTTACGCATGACAAAGTTTTGGAAAAATTACCAAAATTTATAAACAAATTTTCTTTTGTTTGTTTCCCGTATGATGCGGATGGTGAAATTCACGGATTTAACTACGATGAAATTTGTAAATTATCCGGTACTAAAGTTAAAAAAGTGGCTAGAGGTGGTTTTTTCGGTGGTCCAAAAGATCAAATATCCGACGCTATGAATCTTTACTATGGTTTCACCAATGACACTCTAAATAGAGGTTTTATGGGTACTGAAGAAAGTATTTTTTCAATAATGGTTTACAAATACCCCCAACAGTTTGATTATTTTGAAATTGAATCAAATGGATTATTAAGTAAATTTTTTGAGGATTTAAAAAATTCCAGTCTCAAAGTGAAAAACGAAACAACAATATTAAATAAGAATATAAGTTTAGACTTAAATAAAACTTCAGTTTACGTTATTACCTTCAATAGTCCAAAACAATTTGAAAAATTAATAAATTCATTTATTCATTATGATGACGATTTCATCGAAAAGCCAAAAAAATATTTATTGAATAACTCGACAGATAGAAGTACTGATAATCATTATGATGAACTTTGTGAAGAGTATGAGTTTACACAAATTAAATTTCCTGAAAACTTAGGTATTTGTGGGGGAAGACAATATATTGCTGAACATTTTGAAGAGAGTGATTCAGATTTTATGTTTTTCTTTGAAGATGATATGTTTTTTTATGGTGGTGTAGAGGATTTTTGTAAAAATGGTTTTGGTAGGAAAGTTTCACAAATATATTCTAAATCATTGGAAATTACAAAAAATGAAGGATTTGATTTCTTAAAACTCAACTTTACGGAATTTTACGGAGATAATTCAACACAGTGGTCTTGGTATAATGTACCTCAAGACTTTAGAAACCAAAAATGGCCCGAATATAATAAATTACCTACTCATGGTTTAGATCCAAATGCACCCAAAACTTCATTTAAAAACATCAAGAGTTACAAAGGTATACCGTATGCCAGCGGAGAAGTTTATTATTCAAATTGGCCACAAATTGTGACGAGAGAAGGAAATAAAAAAATGTTTTTAGAAACTACTTGGGCACATCCTCATGAGCAAACATGGATGTCTTACATTTACCAAGAAACTCTTAAAGACAGAATTACACCGGGAATCCTCCTTTTGACACCAACAGAACATAATCGATTTGATCATTACGACGGAAAATTAAGAAAAGAATCATAGTATATTTATAATATATTATGATAAATTTTTTTATAAAAAAATCCTCTAGTTTACCAATTCTCAAGGTTGAATTACTTGTTGATGGTAGAAATCTGTATAACGGTTTATTAACCAGTATTACAGGTTCTACCATTTTCTTTTCAATGGAAGAGGAAAATACAGGTGTTAAGAGAATTTTGAAAGATATTGCCAGTTATGAAATAACTGATTCGAAAATTATACTATCTTATCAATTTACTTCACACTACACAAAAAAAATAGGGTCTTATTTCGGGCAGTTTAATATATCCAACAATTACGGATCTCAAATTTTTCCTATAACAGAAAAAATAAAAATAGGTATTATCGATTCAATTTATGATCAAAGTTCAGTTGATTGTTGTTCTACTGATAAACCGATTTCAATACTACCATCACCAACTCCGACCACAACACCAACAAGTACAATATCACCTTTACCAACAAAAACACCTCTACCAACAAAAACACCCACAAGAACTCCGACATCTACTCCTACGGTTACACCAACTACTACACCCACAAGGACAGTTACTCCTACAATTACACGAACAAGTACTGTTACGCCAACTACTACACCCACAAGGACAGTTACTCCTACAATTACACGAACAAGTACTGTTACGCCAACTACTACACCCACAAGGACAGTTACTCCTACAATTACACGAACAAGTACTGTTACACCAACTATTACACCTACAAATACAATAACGCAAACTCCAACTGTTACGGTTACACCCACAAATACTATTACACCGACAAATACAGTCACTCCCGGACTTTCCCCGAGTATCACACCCACCAATACTGTTACAAGAACAAGTACCGCAACACCAGGATTATCTCCAACATCTACTCCGACAAATACTGTAACACCAACATCTACTCCGACAAATACTGTAACACCAACGAATACCGTAACACCAACGAATACCGTAACACCAACAAACACACCTTCACTAACACCGTTGAGTGAATTGGTTATAAATTTTGGATCTGAATATGGATCTGGTTCAACAAGGATTGTTTACACTTTCACAGCATCATCAATATCAGATGAAAATGTGATAATTTCGTTTGATAATGTCTTATATAATAAAGTTACAGATCAACAAATTACAATTACGACGGGTGTTACTATAAATGCAGGATCAATTACTGGTCGTACTGAAGTTCTTCTAAGAGATGTTGATTATAATACGGAAATAGAAAAAGGATCAACATCATTTGTCAATGTAGTTTCAACAAGAAGAAATACTTCTTTCAATAAGTATGTCAAAGTTGTTTTTGAAGATTATACACCAATAACAGGTTTTGTTTATTTCGAAAAGTGTTGTGACAAAAGTGATCCAGGTCCCGATTATATAGAAGTTCAAGTAACTACTTTTGAATGGCATTCATTGGGTGGTGGTATTGTTTATAGTGGTACTTGTTATTCACCAATTGAAGGGCCGATACAATCGACGTTTATTGGTTTGAGGTATGGTGCTGACTTTTTCGGGGATTGCACAGATCAAAGATTTTGTTCTTGTTACATTGCACCAACACCAACACCTTCTGTTACACCAACTAAGACTGCAACTCCTTCACTAACAAAAACACCAACACCAACACCGACTAAAACAGTAACACCTTCTATCACAACAACATTAACACCAACCTCTACAAATCCTAATAGTCTGCTTTGTTCTAGTAATGTTTCTGCAATTTTTATTGACTGTATTGGTTCTGCGACTCCATTTTTCATTGATTGTGTGGGCACATCGGATCCTTTTTTTATAGATTGTTCAGGTTCTTCTCAAAATTTATTCATTGAATGTGAAATATCTACTCAAGAATTTATTATTGAATGTCAAGTAACTACACAAAATTACTTTTTGGAATGTGATGTAAACACTATCCCATACTTTTTGAACTGCGAATCTTCATTCCAAACTTTCTTTTTAGAATGTATAGGTAATTTTGAATATCTAACACCAACTCCTACATCAACGGTGACACTTACACCAACACTTACACCAACTACCACACTCACACCAACAATATCATTAACACCAACACAAACAATTACTCCTACTACTACAACCACAAACACACCAACTGTTACGAGAACTAAAACACCAACACCAACGGTCACAAGAACTAAAACACCAACACCAACAATAACACCGACTCAAGATAAGGTGACTCTGACACCAACGTCTACACCAACGTCTACACCAAGAAGATAAATTTTTACTTCAAATGAAATTTTATCCAAATTAACATATTTATAAAAAAAAACTTGAATGGCTACACAAGGACAAATATCGATCACGGCAACCAATCTTTCTGGTGGATCATATAATTTTGAGATATATATTCGTGAATGTGGTTCGGGTAGTTGGGGATCTCCGATCGATACTATTCCTTACAGTGGGTTTCCTTATTATTTTAACGTAGATGCCGTTCTCAGTGGATCTGTAACTTGTTTTGAATATTTGGTAGAAGAACCAACAACGTTGGCTCAATGTACCGGACAAGTTAATTTTGTAACACCAACACCGACGCCAACTAAAACTCAAACACCTACACCAACTAAAACTAAAACACCGACACCAACACCTACACCAACATCTTCTGTTGATTCCGGTGTCACTTTGAATCTATATTCAACATATAGTTCGGGTTCTCTGTTGGCGAATTATGTGTTGGTAAGAGATAGTATAGCAACTGAGGACATCTCATATCGATTCACAAACACTTTAAAAACAACAGGAGGTACAGAGATTTCAATTGGATCGTTGATAGAAATACCCACAGGATTTTTAAGTGGGGAAACAATTTCTAAATTACCGTTTAATTCTTATAGTGAAATTGAACCAGGATATTCCAATATCTCAGCATTTACATCTACTTCATTAGAAACAACTGTTGTTGATCGATATACTGAAGTTACATTCCAAGGAGTTGTTATTCCAAATGTACAATATATTTTCCAAGATTGTTGTGGAATTTTACCTAATTTGGAGGTTGTGGTTCCGTTGACTGCGGTTCAGGTAAATTCATCTAATCCTTGGGTTCTACAAGGTAGAGTCATCAGTTATTTGGGTAATTGTTATAAGCCATTGACTCAAGGAGGAACGGGAACTTTATATTATCCAGCACCAGATGGGTCTACTTGTTCATCTTCAATATGCCCATCATGTCAAGTAATTACATCTCCAACACCCACAGTTACAAGGACACCAACAGTTACACCAACTATCACCAAAACACCTACAATCACACCTACAAGTAGTGTTACACCAACGTCACCATGTTCCGATTGTGAATCTAATTTTGTTGATTGTTATGAGATTATGGGATGTTACTCATATCCAATTGGTGTGAGTCCAACACCTACAAGTACAGTTACACCTACACCAACACCAACCTCAACAATAACACCAACTATAACTCCAACACCAAGTGTTACACCAACCAACTTGATTTGTTTGGATCCTGACGCTGAGGGTTATGTTTATGATTATCCCGAATAAATAGAAAAAAAAAGATATAATGCCATTAGGACAACTCTGTTTAACTGATTTAGGTGGATTCGAATTAACCGATTTGGTTAATATCTATTCCAATGTTGATGGGTTTACCACCCCAATTGTTCAAGATGTTTTGATCGAATCTATGGCGTCTTCTGAAGAGAGTTGTCCTTACTTGTTGACAGATGTACCCGAAGGTACAACACAAATTTATATAGAGACCGTTGGCGGTGAAGTATGTTTATATTTACCATTTCAAGAGATAAACTTATGTGAAGATTGTGATTTTGGTTTCAATGAATACACCGCTCAGACGATTGGTATACTCTCTGTTGGTATTTTGACTGCATCATGTACAAGTGAAATCACCGACTACGTAATTGATTGGTTTAATTCAAACGGTGAAGTTGTATTAACAAGTGGTTTTGGTGATCAATTTGCCTATACCTTTCCACACCCAATGACGGGCAATGCATCACCACCTATAAATCCAGGTATATATGAACCAATTATCAGACAAGTTTTGATAAATGGCGTAATCTTTTCATCGGTCGAATTTGGTAATAATAATGTTTTGACTTCATTAAGTGGATGTTTACCTAATATTGAAGTAATTGTTTCTCCGAACACCTGTGACAATGGAAACACTCCAAATGGTACTTATAGTCATAGTGTCACATATAACGCAGTCGTTGGTGAAATACCCTCGTCAATGGATATAGTCTTGGAAATAGATTCGAGCGTAAACTATATTGCTTGGGCATTTGATGCCGATGCGATCACTGATCAGATTAAAGTTGTTTTTTCAGGATCGGCATATTCAGAAAAATATATTTTAGATTGGTTCAATGTTGGTCAATTGAATATATCTACAAGTTTTTCAGAACCACCTCCGTATGAAATACAATTTTTACAATCATCATCTGGTGATAGACAAGATTTGAAAAAAGTAAATTGTTTGACAGGATTTACTGTTTCTGAAGGGGACAAAATAATTTTTGAAGTGATTCCGAATCAATTGAATAATAATACAAATTGGAATTTAAGATATAAATGCTTAGAAACATTTGATTGTGAATCTTGTTGGTTGACCGGTACTTCAAAAATTAATTTAACAAATGCGTTTGGAATAAATTCAATTCAAAATACTTGCACAGATAGAAGAGCCTTCTTATTTAATTTAAGTGGGTCATGTAGTAGTTTTGAAGACAACCTAAATGATTACTTTCAAACTCAATTCATTATAAATCCACCAGGGGTTAACCCTACTTGGCCGAATACAGGTTCTTACTTTATAAATAGATTTCTCCCTAACGGATCAACCTCATATTGGGACACAACCTATTTATATTTTACACAATTAAGTTATAGTAGTTTTCCGATCAGTATTTCTCCCGCATGTAATACACCAAGCACCAACCAAATTCAATTTACCAAAACTTATAACCCAGGTATACAAGAGGCAACTATCTACATGTATTTTACTAATCAATCTGAATTTTTATCGTATTGGAATAATTATCTCAGTGTTAGTAACCAATTTTCACCAACACAAAACACAAATGATCCTGAATATTATGAAGGTTATGTTTTCATAGTAAGACCACAACTGACACCAAATACTCAATGTGGTGATACAAGTCCTGATCCTATAACTTATTATATACCTAAAGATGCTTTATTCGTATCAGGACAAACAGATGGTGGAGGGTACGAACTTCAAGTTTTTTGGGGTCCAGTATATAATAACATTTCCGCATCGAATTGTGCGTATGGTACAATAAACAGTGTGGTTAATAGTTACACAAATTCTAGAACAGGAAATAATACTTCATTTACCAATAATAAAGGATCAAGACCTATAGATCCTGTTGGTAAGCTTGAAATTTCGACAATTAATTCACTTAATACTGGTGTAACTTTAAGCTATAATTGGGTTTTCCATAGAAAATTAAATGAGACTTTACCAAGAAATTATAACGATACAAATATTATATATCCACAATACAGTTCTGTAACGTGCCCAAATTTATATACTTTGGATCAAGCAAATAGTCCAAATACGGATTACTATAGAAGAATTTATGCTAGATATAGAATAGAATTAATAAATCCAAGTGATCCTGAAGAATTCCGTGTCTTGAGTCAGTCAGTATCGGGAAATGATTTGGCGTTTGTTTTTAGTGGAGGAACAATAAATAATGTGAATACAAATTATGTAATTCAATAAAAAATAAAAAGAAGGAAAATGCCAACAACGATTCAAATAAATTTGACAAATCCAGCCGCGGGGGCTACAATTTATGACGTATATGTAAGTGATTGTGAAGGCGGTTCCAATATTTTGGTGGCAAATGACATAAATGCGGCCACTTTTCCAATTTATGTTGACCTAAGTGCCGACGAGTTTGGTTTAGACGGTGTTACTTGTTATGAATACATAATTTCAGCAGACACTGGTTGTATTTGTGAAAATGTTGTTGGTCAAGTTCCGATTTCACCAACACCAACAAATACACCTACAAATACAGTTACTCCAACAAATACCGTTACCCGCACTGTTACACCAACAGTGACTAGAACACCTACAACTACAACAACTCCAACCCCAACAACAACAGTACCCTGTAGTTGTTTTGAAAATATCTATGTTTGGTATACATGTAATACAGGTGGACAGTCTTCAACAATTTGTCCCGAACAAATACAAGTTGTGTACACTTTATGTGATCAAACAACCGACAAATTTTTATTATCCGAAGGTGTCGAAAATCAACAATTGATCACAGATTGTGTTATTTTGAGTTCAATTTCGATTGAAACCGCACAGGCAATACCTGGTCTGAACTTCTTATTGGATACCTCTGAATCTATTTGCTGTGGTGTACCTGTTTCACCAACACAGACACCAACACAGACTGTGACTCCAACAGTAACACAAACACCAAATAATACACAAACACCTACACCAACCCCTACAGTTACAAGAACAGTCACCAAAACACCAACAATTACACCAACAAGGACCAAAACTCCGACTCCAAGTCCTTTTGGTTACACTTGTTTTAGTGCCGAAACAAAGTATAACCAAGATAGTGAACAACCTATCAATACTTTTGCTAATTTATTTGGTACTTTAGATACTGTTAATGTTCATATTTGTGACTTCTTGAATTGTGAAGATATTGAGCAAATTAAGACCGAAGGTAATTTGATAACAACAAACCTGTGTTTTATTTCAACAGATCCAAGACCCACGGTTGTAGGTGATAGTTCACAAGTATATGTTTTCAGCGCAGGAAGTTATGTACCTCTTACTTATGGAATGTTGACATCGATCACAACAAGTGTTTCACCATCGATTGCATTCCACTATATAATGTTGAATAATTGTGTATACCAATTCTATCCCGGTTTTCCTGAGAATCCTTCTCCAACATCATCGACACCGATGTTCTTGGAGTTAGTCAATTGTTGTTCGGGTGATTATAACGTTACAAGAGACTATAATATAACAAATTCTGTGACAAATAGTTGGGATTTTGATAATTACATACCCAATAACCCAACTATTACTCTGACAAGAAATGAAGAATACCGATTCCATATCTGTGCTGAGGGATATAAGTTTGCAATTGGAAACTTCAGAGGTAATTTCTTATTGGATGGAGATTTCTCACCAATCGTTGATCAAGCAGTAATTTCAACAAATAATACTACAGGTGAAGATCTAGGTACAATAGTATTTACACCAAACGAAGATTATGGAAATAATGATTTGTATTATTTCGCATACTCTATAAACGGTCAAACAGCGACAGGTTATCCCAACAGTAATTCGTTCTGGGGACTAATAAATTTACAAGGATAAAAAAAAATGCCAACTAATGTACTCGTGGGTCTATCGAATGACACAATAGGTGTTGAAAATTATGATATTTACGTTAGTGATTGTAACGATGGTATATTGGTTTATGTGACAGGTATAACATTCGAACAATTCGAATATACTTTTGATATAGAACAATATTTAACGGGATATTCAGGATGTTATAACTATTTTATTTCAGGAGATACAGGATGTATTTGTGAAGGACAATACACAAATATACCCGCATCCCCAACTCCAACAAAAACCGTCACACCAACAATAACTCCGACCAATACGGTGACTGCGTCTATAACACCAACAAATACAATCACACCCACGAATACCATTACTCCGACAGTAACACCGACAATTACACGAACACCAACATTAACACCAACATTGACTAGAACTGTTACTCCAACATCAACTGTAACTCCAACCCCTCCCTGTCTTTGTTATGAAAACATTCAATTGAGTTTGGTGTGTGATATTCTTGAAGGTCAAAGCTGTCCTGAGTTTATTTTTGTAGATTATACAACTTGTGGTGGTAGTCAAGCGTCCATTCAATTAAACTACGGAGCTTCAGGTATTTTGATCTCAGGTTGTTCGACACTCAATTCATTCCAAGTAAGTAGTTCAACTCCAATCTTGGATGGTCAATTAGTAGTTGATTTCTCTAATGCTGATTGTTGTGCTGATCCACCTCTCTCTCCGACACCAACACAAACCAGCACATCTACGAATACACCAACACCCACACTTACACCTACCGTGACACCTACAAGTCTCAATTTCGCGGTTAGTATTTCAGGATGTTGCTTCCCGAATGTTCTTTCTACAACATTTACATTCCCAACCGCAGTATTTGTAGGAAACAGTTTTTATTGGGAAGGAAACCAACAATTCCCCGCACAGTGTTATTTGATCACAAATGTAATTTCTGTTGGTGATGTTTTCGGAGCACCGATCGCCACGATCGAAGATGTGTATGATCAATGTTCGGGATGTACAACCGTTAATGTTTGTCCTACACCGACACCAACAGTTACTCCGACCGTAACAGTAACACCTACAGTAACAAGTACACCAACATTAACCCCAAGTGTTACAAGAACAGTCACTCCAACGTTGAGTCAAAACCTAATATATGCAAGAGTAAGTCCCTGTTGTCCTGAATTATATCCTGGACAGACGAATATAAGTGTCGTGATGCCAGCATCATCTTATAGTCTCCCGCAGGTTATAGTTGCAGACAATAACTGCTTCACGTTAGGTGTTCAACTTCCTCAACCAGGTACGATAAATTTGGTTTATCAATCAACATTTACTGCGGGGTCTGGAGATTGCGCATCATGTCTCTTAGTATATCCATGTCCAGTAACACCAACTCCAACACCAACGGTCACTCCAACACCGACACCTTCTACTTATTTCAAGTTGACCCCTTGTTGTGATTATGACCCATCAATAACAATTGAACAAACGGTTGCTAGTTCCGCGTACAACTTCATTAACGGTAGAAGATATATACTCGATGGTGTGGCATATACAGTAGCGGGTCCATTAACCGGTCCTTCTTCTTACGTTCCATCAACAATAAATGGACCATATAACACATGTTCATTGGCTTTAGCGGCTCCTGTTGTACAGTTCTCTTGTTATACACCACCCGCACCTACACCTTCCTCTACACCAGCATGTGATTGTAGAAGATACGTAAGTGTTTCGTATTTGTGTGATGAGATCGACCAAACAACATTCTGTCAAGGGTCGATAGATTTCAAATATACCGATTGTGAAACTTTGGAAGAAGTGGTTTCATCTATCGAGTTGTACAACAGTAAAGTTTTACAAGAATGTGTCGTATTCAATAGTATAGAAGCAATCACCGAACTGAACCCCGCGGAATTGTTCATCGTAGAAGTAGGACAGAGTGAGTGTTGTGGATCTGCCCCTCAACCTGATAGTTTGGTTTGGGAGGTCAGAAATTGTGTCACAGGACTTGTTTCTACCATGTCAGGTCCTTCGACATTAACAAATGGTAACGTTGTAAGAACTTCTGATCTACAATGTTGGTTGGTGTTAAATTTGTCACCACAACCTACTTACCAATACGTGTATTCGTCAACTCAAGTGTCTTGTAACGATTGTTTATCATAACATTCAGTGAATGGAATTTAATATCAGTAAAAAAAGCACGTTACCCCTCCTTAAAGTAGAACTTACTAAGGATGGGGTAACGATGTTTACTGATTTTATAGATGACCTTGAAAAGGCGACGATTTTTTTTTCAATGAATGATGTTGCCACAGGAACCAAGAAAGTTGTAAACGAAAGGGCGTATATTACAGCAAAAGAATTTACTGAACCTGAAACAAATACCGAATATTATATTTTTTATAAATTCAGATCTCAGGACACAAACAGGGTTGGAAGATATGAAGGTGAATTTTTTATATCTATACCCGGAAAAGGTGTTTTAAAAACTCCCATCCGTGAACCTTTATTTATTAATGTCAAGGACTCGATTGATTTAACGATCTAATTGTTTTATGTTTTTCAAAAGGTAAATGTCGGATGACCCGACAGCTAATAAACCATTTGAAAAATTATGAAAGAAGCACCATCACCCGACGTTATTAAGTCCTTTCTTGAGGGAAGTGACCCTGAGGAATACATCGTTTCCGTTGAATTTGATTTCGTAAACGACTGTATATATAAAATCAAAGAAGTACCTGGTAAGGGTAAAACAATCCAAAGGGACACATTTATTCCCTTCGCTTGGGTTGGAGATTTAAGATCTCTGAAGTTCTATAATGGATCCAAAGAACTTCAACAAAAAGCAATTAGTGAACACAAAATTGTTATTGAAAAACTCGAAACCCACGACAACGATCGATTGGAGAAGGGGTTGACCTTTATGGTTAAATGTCTCAATGGTTATCGTAGTTTGATTAAATTCTTCCGTGACGGAGGACTTGATCCTTATGGTGAAAAAGGTAAGGATAAGATTATGATCCTACCACCTGTGGAACAATATCTTATCCAAAGAGAAAAAAGGTTGTTCAAAGGTTTTTCTGAATATAACGAGATCACCCGTTTTGTATTTGACTTGGAGACGACCTCTTTGGAACCGAAGGACGGTCGTATCTTTATGATCGGTATGAAAACCAACAAAGGTTATCATCGGGTTATTGAATGTCATGACGATGAAACCGAGAAGAATGGTATTATTGAATTCTTCAAGGTAATCAATGAACTCAAACCCTCCATCATTGGATCTTATAATGGATTCAACTTTGACTGGTTTTGGATCTTTGAAAGGTGCAAGATCTTGGGTTTGGATATTAAGCAAATCTGTATATCCCTTAACCCTGAGAGAAAGATTTCTCAAAGGGAAAATATGTTGAAACTCGCCAACGAGGTGGAGAAGTATGTCCAAACCTCTATTTGGGGTTATAATGTGATTGATATTATCCATGCGGTAAGAAGAGCTCAAGCCATCAACTCCGATATTAAATCGGCTGGTCTTAAGTACATCACCAAATATATCGGAGCAAACAAAGAAAATCGTGTGTATATTGATCACACAGACATAGGTCCTTTTTATCGTGATAATGAAAACTTTTGGTTAAATGTCCAAAACGGAAATTGGAGAAAAGATAAAGAAGAGTTCAAGGATTTGGATGTTCGGTTTCCCGGTGTTTACCAAAAGGTGACGGGTATGGAACTTGTGGAGAAATATCTTGACGGTGACTTGGAGGAAACGATGGTTGTGGATGAAGAATATAACCAAGCATCTTTCCTTCTTGCGTCCATGCTTCCCACCACCTATGAAAGGGTTTCAACGATGGGAACGGCAACTCTGTGGAAGATGCTTATGCTCGCATGGTCATATAAATATAAGCTCGCCATTCCTGCAAAAGAAGAAAAAACTAATTTTGTCGGAGGATTGTCTCGACTAATCAAGGTGGGGTATTCTGAAAATGTCTTGAAACTTGACTTCTCTTCTCTTTATCCTTCCATCCAACTTGTTCATGATGTCTTTCCTGAATGTGATGTGACCAATGCGATGAAGGGGATGCTTAAGTTTTTCCGTGATGCGAGGATTCAATATAAACAACTCGCCGAAGACCATTATTCCACCAATCCGAAGTTGTCATCACAATATAACAGAAAGCAACTTCCGATTAAGATCTTTATCAACTCTATGTTCGGTGCATTGTCCGCTCCTCAAGTATTCCATTGGGGTGATATGTATATGGGTGAACAGATCACTTGTACAGGAAGACAATACTTGCGTCAGATGATCAAGTTCTTTATGGACAAGGGATTTGACCCCCTCGTTATGGATACTGACGGTGTGAACTTCTCTTCACCACCCGATGTAGAGGACTATGAATATATCGGAAAGGGATTGAACTGGAAGGTTGAAAAGGGAAAGGTATATAAGGGAACTGAAGCTCACGTGGCCGAGTATAATGACATCTATATGAGGGGAGAGATGGCTTTGGATACCGACGGGGTTTGGCCTTCTTGTATCAATGTGGCGAGAAAGAACTATGCTCTTGTAACGGCAAAAGGAAAAATCAAACTTGTGGGGAATACCATTAAGTCAAAGAAACTTCCGATCTATATTGAGGAATTTATTGACAAGGGATTGAGAATGCTTCTCGCCGGTGATGGTGAAGGGTTTGTTGCATATTACTACGATTATATAGATCAGATTTATAACCGTCAAATCCCTTTGTTAAAAATCGCAAACAGAGCAAAAGTAAAACTGTCTATTGATGATTATGTCAAAAGGTGTGGTATGAAAACTACCGCAGGAAATCCGATGTCACGGATGGCTCATATGGAACTTGCTATTAAAGAAAACCTGAAGGTAGATCTTGGCGATGTGATTTATTATGTAAATAATGGAACCCGCCAATCTCACGGGGATGTTCAAAAGAAAAAAGATGAGTTAATTATCAACTGTTATCGTTTGGATCCACAAGATATTGAAAATAACCCCGATAAGGTGGGGGAATATAATGTTCCAAGGGCGATTAATACCATCAACAAACGAATTGAACCTCTATTGGTTGTGTTTGATGAAATTGTTCGTGATAACCTTTTGATTGATAATCCAAAAGATAAGTATGTGTTCACAAAAACACAATGTAAACTTATTAATGGTAAGCCGATCAAGGAAACCGACCAAGATTCTTTGGATGAGGTTTTGACTATTTCAGATCAGGAACTTGAGTATTGGAGAAAGAGGGGACTTTCACCAAACTATATCTACGAACTTGCAGATTTGGAGTTGGTTAATCCCACTTAATTCCGTCGGAACCCAAGATATACCAGTTTCCACCCATAAATTGGAAATGAACTGCGGTTCCTTTGTTGATTTCTAATTCAGAATACTCTTCATCGATCAATCCTTTATCAGGTCTGATGATGGTTTTGGTTAAGGATTTCACAACGATATTATCTGTTGTTGTGGAATCCAAAGTCAAAATGCAAGTGTCAACTTTTTTCACCAAAAGAACTCCCTCCCCATTGGTTGAATAATCTTTTTCAGAAATTATTGAAATCTCTGATGTTTTTACGAATTTTCCGCCGACGAATTTAAAGACGGGTGTAGATTTTAAAATACTCATATTAAATACTAAAGAATGAATAGGGGAACGCTCTATATTGAAGTGATTTATTTAAGTTTTCTGCTTCAAGAGCTTGTCTTTCCATCATTTTATCGGGTCTTAATCTTTCAAGTCTTAAGGTTAACTCTTCTAATAATTTAGATTTTTCGTCTTTAGCCTCAGTTAAAAGAGAATCGTATTCAAGTTGTAGTTCGGAGTCAGGGGTTTTTAAATTACCACTGAATTTACCTCTTACCCTACCTAAAGTTTCTTTTACATAAGCTACGAACCATCTTCTCACCCAAGTTTTGGAAGGAGTGTTAAGTTCATCCCAAGCGACAACATCAATCGGAATATCTGATGGTAGTTTTACGATGTCTGGATTGTTGGATAAACAAGCGTCTCTGTCCTTATTGTGTGTATCATAATACCAATACCAAACTCTATATTGGTTTCTTTGAATATTTCCAAAGTCAAAGGTACCACCAGGAACGTTATAGAGGTGTAGGGCTTTCTTTCCGTCAGGAAGTGCAGTTACTCTATAAGTTAATTCTCCACCGATCAATCTTTGTTTGATATTTCTATCTTGCATTCTCAAAAGAATATCGAAAGAAGGCATCAAGAAATAGTTTCCTTGAACACCAAACTGAGCGTATCCTGCCGGTCCACCAAGACCCATACCACCGAATCCACCGAATCCACCTAAGAATGGATCAATAAATCCTCCGTTTAATTCTGCTACGGTAAACCAAAGTAATTCGTTGATTTCACGACCTGCGGGTATTTCATATATTTGTTGTCCCGCAACCAAATCTACATAATCTTTTTCTAATACCCAATCTCCACCGGTTTGTAATCCTACAATTTTGGAGTAAGCGTAAGTGTATTGTGTTGCCCAATCTAAATTTCTTGTAATAAATGCTTTTGTAAGTGATTGTTCATCAAGGTTTAGTCCATAAAGTGATGTCCACTGTGATTCAATCAACCACTCATTGATGTATTGAGAGTAATCCTGAATGGAAAACTCCAATAGAGAGTCCATCTGTTCTTCTTCTATTTCAATACTACGGAGGGGAGCCCCGAGCAAGTGAAGAACTCTTTTGTATAAGGTTTCCCTTTCTGATTGACTAATTCCTGCCATTTATCTTTTTTACATAAATATTATAGTTCAACCTTATTTTCTTCTGGGAACCTATATTTACCTGTTGAAATATCCATATTGTTGGTTTTGAAGATTAAAACCTCATCTCTTCTTGAAATAAATCCCATCAGATCTGTGTTATATTTTTTTACCGCTGCGGTTTTATCTATAACATAATAACCTTCTTCATCAATATGATATCCGTCAAAAGGTTTGATCTGAATGGACTTCTTTCCGTCTCCGAAGTCTATATATCCGTCAATTCCATAAAAATCTTCTCTATTTCCAAGACCACTTACAAGTTCAACGGTGACTTTTCCGTTACTTTTTTCTTCACACACCTTTTTGAATCTATTTTCTGTTGCCTGACCTTTTTCGTGTTGTTTCTTTAAAACATCAAGTATCTTTTCCATCACCCAATCTTGGGTAATTTCATCTTTGAAGGATTTTAACATCCCCAAAAATCTGTTGAAATTTTTATCAAAGGTTGCGTTGTCCTCAGATTTTAGATTTAAATTATCCCACCCCTTCTTTTTTGCGATTTTGTTCATCATAAGAACAAGAAAACACATAAGGGTGTAGTTCGTGTTTGCATAACTCAACACGGATCTTCCGGGTTGTTCTATATCATAAAACCCTGACTCAATACCTTGTGATCTATCGGTCTCTTTCCAATTGGAGGAGTACTTGTGTCTAAAAACATCAAAGATAAGTTTGGAGTAGTTCAACTTTTGGTTTCTTGACAATCTGTTGTAAACCACCATTTTAAATCTTGTTCCTTTACAAGGATCAACCGAGTCTTGTTCAGTCAAAATTCTTGATTCTTTGATCTGTTCTTTGGGTTCTTCTTTCTTTTCTCTGTTAATTTGGTCGTTGTATAACTTATTTACAAACTCCCAGTTCACTACCTTCCAAAAGTTTTGAACATATTCATCTCTTTTATTTTTGTATTTGAGATAATATGCGTGTTCCCAAAGATCCAACCCAAGAAGTGGATAACCACCATTTTTGATGATATTCATAAGGGGATTATCTTGGTTGGAGGTGCAGATAATCTTCAAGGTGTTTCTTTTGGTGAGAACAAGCCAACACCACCCTGATCCAAATTTTCTTGTTGCGGTGCTTACAAACTTGTTTTTGAAATTTTCATAAGATCCGAAGTCTTTTCTGATCCTTTTCAAAATTTCTCCGTGAATATTCTGTTTTTCGGGTGTTAACATTTTCCAAAACAAAGCGTGGTTGAAGGCACCCCCTGCGTTATTTCTTACTGTTGTATTATATCTTGATATATTTTTTACAATCTTTTCAAGATCAACATCGTCTTCACCTAACTTCTTCAATGCGGAGTTTAGGTTCTTTACATAACCCTTATAATGTTTGTTGTAGTGAACATTCATAGTCTCAGGATCAATAAACTTCCTTAAAGATGCGTAACTGTAAGGTAAATTCTCAATCCCAATGGATTTCATTTCTGTTAACAGTGGGTCTTTCTGTTCGGCTAAGATGATTTGGTTTTTTAAAACATCGGTTTTGGTTTCAATAGACATAATGTGATAGTTTCTTAATAAATATTAAGAGAAGTGTTCCGTAATTAAATTTAAGATTTCTTCGGCCACACTTCCGTCATCAACATTATCCCCCATAACGGTTTCAAAAATATCTTTTTTCTTGGTTAGAATATCATAAATCGCACCTTCAATCGTATTTTCAAAGATCGGATAATAAACGCTGACTTTGTTGTTTTGTCCAATCCTGTAAGCCCTGTCCTCAGCTTGAGAATGATCTGACGGGACAAATGATAGGTCGTTCATTATCACCACCTCGGCGGCGGTTAAGGTAATACCGACACCGGCAGCTTTTAAATTTCCGATAAAAACTTTAACATTTTCATCGTTTTGAAATTTGTCCACCGCTTCTTGTCTCTTTGTTTTGGAACAAGATCCATCAAGATAAACACAATCTTTTTTGTAATAATCCACAAACTGATTTAAAGTGTCGGTAAAATTGGTAAAGATAATCACCTTTTTTTCCTGATCTATTGCCGAGTTTGCAATTTCTATTGTATTTTGTATTTTTTCTTGGGCGATTATCTGTCTGACCTTCATTAATTTGGAGAACTGAAGTGCCAAAGATTTGGATTCCTCACTATTTCTATACCACTCATAATATTCACCCATCAAACTCTTATATAAGTTGGATTGTAGATTCAAATAGACGGGTGTTCTAATTTTATCGGGAAGATCCAAGATGTCTTCTTTTAATCTTCTTAAGATGGTGGGTTGAGTTCTTTCTCGGAGTTCTTCAAGATTTGATGCTCCGTTTACATTCCATATCAACCTGTTTCCTGCTCTGAATTGAAATCCGTTACAATACCTTCTTACATATGCCATCCAATTTTGAGCAACGGAAGAGTCAACCAACTCCAAAAGGTTAAAATAGTTAATCGGTCTTGAGGTAAGTGGGGTTCCTGTAAGCAACCAAACCCGACCAATTTTTTCTGCCACATCATTACAAAGTTTGGTTCTCGCTGCTTTTTTATTTTGAATATAATGTGCTTCATCAATAATAACCAAATCAAAGTTTTCTTTAAGAATGGTAGAGTTTTCTCTATTTGATTCATCGTGGAAGTTTTTGATGATATCATAATTTACAATTACATAATCAGCACTTTCCCACTTTTTCCCTTCAACTATTGATATGGTTTTATCGGTATAGTTTTTAATTTCTCTATACCAATTGATCTTCAAAGAGGCGGGACAAATAATTAAAACCTTCTTGGATTCAACTTCCAAAGATGCAATTACTGTTGAGGTTGTTTTTCCAAGACCCATATCGTCAGCCAATATAAACTTATCATTAGAAACCAATTTTTCGATTGCGATTTTTTGGTGTTCCATAGGTGGTCGGACAGAATACTTATCATAGTCTATTTTTACCTCTTTTTGTTTCTTCAACAAACTGGCTTTTGGTAAATAGAAGTCGTGTAAATCTTCACTTTCAAAAAACTTCCCCCACACATGAAACGCCTTATCACCCTCAACCAATAGTTTTTCAATATAAACTTGTTTTGGTGGTTCGGATAATAATTTATCAAGAAATATTTTCTCTGAAAAATAAAAATCAATATCAACCCACTTTCTGGCGACCTTTGGGGTTTTGTCGTGGTTTTCTAAAATATATGTCGCTTGGTTTTTGGAGATCTTAAAGTTCTTTTGATTTTTTGAACTTTTTTTTAATTTCAGGATATAATTATTGGAACCTTCATAGGTGTCCAAAATTGACATCGCCTTAACTTCAGGCAAATTATGTGTCTTGGATGTTTTTTCTCCCATAACGTAATAAAAAATAGTTTATTTTTGTGTATTTATCAATAATATGAAAGACCTGATCAAAAAAATATTAAAAGAGGAAACATCAGATCTCAAACCCGCATTGATTAAAGCATTCTATGGTTTCATGGAAATGGAGACACAAGGTTATGAGATTTATGTTGATATTCCTGAAAACAGATTTAGATACAATCCTGAGTCCATTTGGATCATCAATCCAAAGACCAAAGGATGGATTATAGGATTACTAAAATCAGGAAAACTTTGGTATTATGGCCCACTTTACGACAATTTTTTAAATTGGTTTAATGAGGAACGTTCTGTATTTGAACAACTTATAAGGATGTGGGTGGAGGACGTTCTCAAAAGAGGGGTATTAACAATTCCGGTCCCAATGCCGGCAGCGATCCGTTCGGTGGGGGACGTTCTCAAAAGAGGGATATTAACAACACGGTTTCACTTCGCTCCAGGGGACGACCGGGTGGAAGACGTTCTCAAAAAAGGAATTAAAATATCATGAAAGACCTAATCAAGAAAATATTAAAAGAGGAAACATCGGATATCAAACCGTCTTTGATCAGAGCATTCTATACTTTCATGGAGATGGAAATGGAGGGTTATAACATTTATGTAGATACTCCTGAAAATAGATTTGAATACAATCCTGAATCCATTTGGATTATAAATCCAGACACTAAAGGATGGATTATAGGATTTAAAAGGTTCGGAAAACTTTGGTATAACACTCAACTTTACGAAAATTTTTTAATTTGGTTTAAGGAGGACAAATCTGTATTTGAACAACTTATAACGATGTGGGTGGAGGACTTTCTAAGAAGAAAAGTGTCAACAATACGAATGATTTACACCGATATGAATCCCGAGGTGGAGGACGTTCTCATTACAGGAATTGAACTACAATGAAAGACTTAATCAAAAAAATTTTAAAAGAGGAAACAGAAGAGGTATTGGTAATACCGGGTTTTAATATTTTTCTTGATGGTGAAGAAGGATTACTTAATTTTTTGAGAAAATACGGTCATAAAAAATGGTCATTTAATGATGATTTAGATTTTTTCAACAGAAAAATTCTTGTAACTCTTTTTGATAACCCTGAAGACCTAAAATATTTAAATAATTTGGTTGATGTTTATGGTGAACTTGATCTTTATAGGGTTAAAGATTTAAAAAGTTTAAATAATTTAAAACGTGTGTATGGTAATATGGATATTCGTGGAACTTCAATCACATCGTTAGATAGTTTGGAATATGTTGAAGGTGCTTTAAGGGTTAATTCAAAACTTATTGAACCAATTCTTGAACGAATAAAGTCAGGGAAACTTAAAGTTGAGGAACTATATCATTATTTCGACCAAGTACCACTACCCGAATAAAAAACTTATTTTCAATATTTATAGTGTATGAATAGAAAAGTACCTATAAACAGGCTTTCAAAATTTTTTGGTGATAAAGATTTTTCTTTAGAATTAGAGATGGGTCAAGAATGGCTCTATGGTGATATGAACTTTACATTAGTTTTATATCAAATAGATCAGTCCAAAACAAAAAAAAGTAATGTTTACGGTGAAGTAGAAGAAGATGGAATTGTTTATAAAACACCCGTTGAATTCAAAGGTTATGTAAGAGTTATGGAACCCCAAAATGAAAACTTGGGATCCACCAAACTCAGAAACTTAGAACCTGGAAATATTCAAATATCTGTTTATATTTCAGAACTTGAAGAGTTGGGTATAGACATAAAATATGGTGATTATATCGGTTATTATGAAACCGAATCAAGAGTCAGATATTATACTGTAGTAAACGACGGAAAAGTAACTTCAGACAATAAACACACTTACGGAGGGGTATATCCTTATTATAGGACAATTATTGCTTCACCCGTTAAGGACAACGAATTTAGAGGAAACTGATGGGATTTCCAAAGAAGATAAAGAAGAAAATTGACTTAGTTCCTGATAAGATACTTCTTGATAGGAGGGAACAACTTTTGGATTATATTACAGAAGATGGAACTTATCTTCCCAAAAGTATTCTACACGAAGATCTTGATTTGGGAATGTTGGAGTTTGTGAAGAATGATCTTTCAACCGTTGTGTCAGGAAAAAAAATACCCACCATTGATATTATCATTACGACTCAGAATTGGGCACAATTTGCTGAAACTTGGAATTTTACGGATTTAGATGAAAATATAAATCCACCCTTTATCGCTACTGTTAGAAACCCTGATGTAAAATTCGGAACCAATCCGGCTCTGAAATATAACATTCCAAACAAAAAAATGTTTTATTATGCCAAGGTTCCAACGTGGGATGGAAACAGAAAAGGTATGGATATTTACAAAATACCTCAACCTGTTCCTGTTGATATAACATTCAATGTCAAGATTTTTTGTAATAGAATGACTGAGTTGAATGCATTTAACAAAGTCGTTGTTTCTAAATTTGCTTCACGACAGGCTTATACATTTATTAAGGGTCACTATATTCCGATTATATTAGAAAATGTTTCGGATGAATCTGTTTTGGATTTGGAAAAAAGAAAGTACTATATTCAAGATTATAGTTTTACAATGCTTGGGTTTTTGATTGATGAAAAAGAGTTTGAGGTCTATCCAGCCATTAATAGAATCCTTCAGATGGTTGAGGTGGTCCCTCCAAAAAGAAAGAGGCAAAAATTTGTTGTTCCTGATTTAAGAGATTCTAACTTTTCTTTTTCTTACTTAAATGGGCTTACAACTTTAAGTCAAAAATTTGATTTCAATGCCGATCTGACCTTTGGTGATTTAATCAATGTTGAAAGTTACTATGTCTACGTCAATAATGAATATTTTGGTGAAAACTCTCCTTTAGTTTTTGTAAATAATGGTGATATTGTTTCGATTACCATTAGGAAGGTGGACGATAATGAAGATAGTAAAATTATGGTGACATCAAAGTTGATTTGATCATTCACCATATATGTCTTTCTTTTTTTTACAATTATCCGTAATTAATTTTTCCACAAATTTGTGTATTTTAATACCATTCTTCATACAGTAATTTTTTAATACTAAATGATGTTCTTCTGATATTTTTATATTCTTCATGTAGAAAATATACGTTAATGACGTATTAAATCAAGGATAAAAAAAGAAGAAAAAATTATCTTTTTTTGAAAATTTGTTTTGTAACCCCATTCTTTTGAGATTTTCCATAATATTTATGAAAAAATAAAAGTAAAGAATTTTTAATCAAAAAATGGCAACAGCAAATTCAGTATTCGTATCTCCTGGAGTATATACTTCAGAACGAGACTTATCATTTGTGGCTCAAAGTGTTGGTGTTACCACATTAGGTCTCGTCGGTGAGACTTTACAGGGACCCGCGTTTGAACCCGTCTTCATCAGAAATTTCGATGAATTCCAATTGTATTTTGGAGGAACCAATCCAACCAAATTTGTAAACACTCAAATCCCAAAATATGAAGCGGCTTATATAGCTAAAGCATATCTTCAACAATCTAATCAACTTTTTGTAACAAGAATTTTGGGTCTTTCGGGATATGATGCTGGACCATCTTGGTCTATCAAAACAATATCTAATCCCGATGTGAACACCATAGGTCTTTCTTCTGACTTGGGCACCTTTGGTTTCACTTTCGTCGGTACAACAGCATCAACCACTAGTATAACTATCACTCTTTCAGGTGGTGGTGCTAGTTCTTATATTTCAAGTGTCACTGGAAACACTGTAACTTTTGCAGATGGTACAAGTTCTACTATCTTGGATGAACTTGAGGGTTTTGCTTTTGATGTTATTTCCGATAATACTTTATCTGGTGATACAGCATATGTATATGGTTCTTTATCTGCCGGTACGTTCAACGCTCTCACCGCTGCTGGTTTCACTGAACTCGTCAATGTTTTTGGTTGTGATAATCTGAACGAGTCAAGTGCTGATTTAACAGCAGTTAGTAATGACACTTGGTACTACGGTTTGTTTGAGTTGACAAATAATACATACTCAGGTCTTTCATTCTCTTCTCGTATTTCGACTCTTGTAACCAATGGTACAGGTTCGTATACAGGAACTTGTGTTGGTTTTGTGAACTCCTATACCGCTGACACTTATTCTGATTCACATGATTTGATCGTGGGTACATTCAGATCTCGAGGAGTTTCTCAATACACCGATAATACTAATCCTACTTATGAGGTTACAGGAACTACCGATGTTGTTATGTTAGACAACTTGGATGGTATTTCACAAAATCCTTTCAACAATTTCACAGTTTCTGGTATTACCAAAGATTCTGTCACCTTCAGTTTCCAAACTTCTTTCCAATCATCGAATACCGACTTTGTCGGAAAAGTATTTGGTAGATCTAACTTTAACAAAGATAGAACCGAGGTTCCTTTGTTCATCGAGGAGGAATATTCAGGTCTTTTAGCGACACTTTACAACCAAGGTAAAGTTAGAGGTCTCTCTACAAGTTTGGTGTCGTTCGATTCCGCTCAAAGTTTGGATCCTAACACTATCGGTTGGTACTGTGAACAATATCAGACACCCGCGACACCTTACGTGGTTTCAGAACTGCGTGGTGATATAGTGGAAAGATTGTTCAGATTTATTTCAATTTCTGACGGAAACAATGCAAATAGACAAATTAAGATTTCTTTGGTCAACATGTCTTTCGCAAACAATAACTTTGACATTTTAGTTCGTGATTTCTACGACACAGATGAAAATCCTGTTGTTTTAGAGAGATTTGCAAACTGTACGATGAATGTTTCAAGTCCGAGCTACATCGCTCAGAAAGTCGGAACAGCTAATGGTGAATATGAGTTGAAATCTAAGTACATCATGCTCGAATTAGTGGAGGGTCACCCAGTTGACGCACTTCCTTGTGGATTCGAAGGTTATATTTCGAGAAATTACTCAACAAATATTTCACCTTTCTTGGTCTATAAAACACAATACTACACACCTGGTCAACTTGTTTATACCCCTCCATTTAACATTCCTGTACTAACAGCGGGTGGTGGAGCTTCTAATGTAAGAAGTTCGGGAGATAAGGTAAGAAGAACTTACTTGGGTATTTCGAATGTACAAGGATTCGATGCTGACTTCTTCTCCTACAAAGGAAAACAATTACCTGACAATATAGCTACTGACACCACCTCGGCAGATTGGAACTACCTAACTCAAGGTTTCCATATGGATGTTAATGCAAGTGCAATTACAATACCAAGTACTTACGTCACTTCAGGTCAAACAGCTTACCAATGTGGTGTTGCTACCTTCCAAGCAGAACCAACATCTTCATCAAGTCCATACTATAAAATTTTCTCACGTAAATTTACTATTTTACCGGCAGGTGGTTTTGACGGGTGGGACATCTACAGAGAATACAGAACTAACGCGGACGCTTACCAACTCGGAGATACAAAATATCTTCTTGGGGCCGCAGCAACGGCTCAATTCCCTGACGCGTCAGGATGGGGAGCATTCAAGAAAATTACCGATGGTGAAAACACAGAGTGGGCGAATACTGACTACTACGCTTACCTCAAAGGTTTCCAAACATTCAATAATCCAGCGTCTGTCAACATCAACGTATTTGTAACACCGGGTATTGATTATGTAAATAACTTAGCTTTGGTACTAGACGCTATTGATATTGTAGAACAGGATAGAGCTGACTCGATTTACATTACCACTACACCCGATTATGAAATGTTTGTGTCATCCACCTCGAATCCTGATGACTTCATCTACCCAACAGATGCGGTGGTTAATTTAGAGGACAGTGACATCGATTCGAACTATACCGCTACATACTACCCTTGGATTTTGGTAAAAGATAGTGTGAACAATACAAATCTTTGGATCCCACCAACATCTGAGGTTGTAAGGAACTTAGCTCTTACCGACAACATTGCTTTCCCTTGGTTTGCATCGGCGGGTTACTCGAGAGGTTTGGTTAATGCGGTCAAAGCAAGAAGAAAACTCACACAAGAAGATAGAGACATCCTTTATCAAGGAAGAATCAACCCGATCGCAACATTCTCTGATGTGGGTCCTGTGATTTGGGGTAATAAAACTCTCCAAGTTCGTGAGTCGGCACTTGACAGAATCAACGTAAGAAGATTGTTGTTACAAGCTCGTAAGTTGATTTCAGCGGTTGCTGTGAGACTTCTCTTCGAACAAAACGACCAACAAGTTAGACAAGACTTCTTGGACGCAGTCAATCCAATCTTGGATGGTATAAGAAGGGACAGAGGTTTGACGGACTTCAGAGTGACGGTTTCAAGTTCTCCTGAAGATATTGATAGAAACCAATTGACTGGTAAGATTTACATCAAACCAACAAGATCTTTGGAATTTATTGACATCGAATTTGTAATCACACCAACAGGTGCATCATTCGAAAATATCTAAACAACTATTTAATAAAAGGGGGAGAAAAGGTCTCCCCCTTTTTTAAAAAATGAAACTACTACGAAAAATAATATCAGAATATGTAGAGGAAAAAGTCCTCTCTGAAGGTTTTGATGAAGACTTGACCCCTGATTCAAAGTATTACGCTTTTGATTGGGACGACAATATTGTTTATATGCCGACCAAAATATTGGTTTTATCTGATGACAATAGAGAGGTAGGTATGGGTAGTGAAGATTTTGCAAAATACCGTGAACAAATCGGAAAAGAACCCTTTATTTATCACGGACTCACTATTGTTGGTTTTGCAAAAGATCCTTTTAGACATTTCTCAGTTGCTGGTGATAAACAATTTGTAATTGATGCACTTACCGCACCTCCCGGTCCGTCGTGGAACGACTTTGTAGAGTGTTTAAATGGAGGATCTATATTTGCAATTATTACAGCAAGAGGTCACTCACCAAAAGCGATCCGAGAAGCTTGTAAAAATTATCTTCTGATGAACTACAATGGTTTGAATGGAAATGTTTGTTACGAAAATTTAAAAAAATATCGTGAATTAACAGGTGAAGTTACAAACTCTTCAAAAACCCAAATGATAGACGAATACCTTAATTTGTGTAAATTTTATCCAGTGACATATGGAGAGGGAAGTGCTCAAAATCCGGAACAAGGTAAAATAAATGCATTAAGAGAATTCATAGGATATGTAAAAGAAATGTCTGCAAAATTAAACAACAGAGCATTTTTCAAGAATGATGTAAAGAATTTTTTTGTACCCCAAATAGGATTTTCTGATGACGATCTTAGAAATATAGAAAAAATCAAAGGATTTCTAGAAAAAGAATATCCAGAAGAGAGTCCAGTAAAAGTTTTTGCAACACATGGAGGACAAAAAAAAGAAATAAAATAGAAATTATAATATTTATAATTAAAATAAACAACCTAGTGAACTAACTAGATAAAGAAATAAAATAAACTGAATAAAAGTAAATAGAAAATATGGCAGACTTACTAATGAAAATGCCGGTTCCTTATGAACCCAAAAGAAAAAATAGATTTATCCTCAGATTTCCTTCATCTTTGGGTATAAATGAGTGGTTTGTTGAGTCAACCTCAAGACCAAAAATAACTATCAATTCCGTTGCTATTCCGTTTTTGAATACTGAAACGTATGTTGCCGGTAAATTCAATTGGGACACTATTAACGTCACCTTTAGAGACCCGATTGGACCGTCAGCAGCTCAAGCACTGATGGAGTGGGTTAGATTACATGCGGAGTCCGTTACAGGTCGTATGGGTTATGCTGCGGGTTACAAAAAGGATATTGACCTTGAACTCTTAGACCCAACCGGTGTTGTGGTTGAAAAGTGGATCCTACAAGGTACGTTCCTTACTGATGTTAACTTTGATTCATTGGGGTATGGCGAAGACGGTCTTGCTACTATTACCGCAACACTTCGTCCTGATAGATGTATCCTTGTTTATTAAGTTTATAATTATATATTTGTAAGAGATATTGACTTTATTATATTTCAGTTTATTTTAACCTCGGAGCCAATCTCCGAGGTTTTTTATTATGGACACTTCAAAAATTTACGGACAAGAAAATTTCAACTTACCACACGATGTGGTTCCATTACCTTCACAAGGTAAATTTTATGATTCAGGGAAAAAATCACTAAAGGTCGGTTACCTTACGGCAGCAGATGAAAACCTATTAATGAGTCAAAACCTCAAGGATGTCAACAACATGATCATAACTCTACTGAGGAGTAAAATATATGAACCTGACATTCAACCAGAACAACTTTTGGAAGGAGACGCTGAGGCAATTTTAGTTTTTTTGAGAAACACTGCGTTTGGATCACAATACAAAATTAAAACAACGGACCCGAAAACAAATGAAATGTTTGAGACCGACATAAATTTGGATGAACTAAACTTCAAAAAGTTAGAAAAAGAACCTGATCAAAGTGGACATTTTACAATCAAACTCCCAAAATCAGGAAATGAAGTCAAAGTAAAATTACTAACTCTTGGAGATCAATTTGCTTTGAGAAAACTAAGAGACTCATATCCTTCGGGAATGGTGGTTCCAATAATCACAAAACGTTTGGAGATGAATATTGTCTCTATAGACGGAAATGAAGACAGAAGTGATATATCAAGATTTATAAATATACTTCCAATAGCCGATTCGAAATTTTTGAGAACTGAACTAGAAGGATTGGAACCTAGACTTGACCTAAAACAAAGAATTATAGCCCCGTCAGGAGAAGAGGTACAGGTCAATGTATCCTTTGGGGCTGAATTTTTTCGCCCTTTCTTCTGATTACAAGCAAATACAACTCAAAGAGTTCTATTACTTGGTGAGAAATACGTCTATGACTTACCAAGACTTACAAATGATGCCGGTTTACGAAAGAAAATTCATGATAAAAGAACTTTCCGATGAATTTCAAAGAATAAATGAAAAAAGGAAAGGATGATCAGAAATTTCAAATTCATCTATTTATAAAATAAAAATAGATGCCATATAGTCCATTAAGTTTTGATAATAGTATTTCTGAATTTTTCAGAACAAATAATATTATCAGAAATCTTCCACCCTACACCGTAGAAGGTAGTTTCTCTACCCAAGTTTCAGGGGAAAATGGTATATTTCCAATAAAACTTAGGAACATGGCGGTCCAAGATTCAGCCGAATTGATAGAGATATATCCTGAATATTTAGAAAAACAATACCTTTTGAATTTTTTTGGGCCCCAAGATGGATTTGGGGTTCCGATCTCCATACAAGACATTCAAAATATAGTTACAAATAGAGACACCTACTACACATTTGTAGCTTCGTTTTACCCACTACAAAACATTGTATTCCAAATCAACCCTGTTGGTTCGGAAGCGTCATTAAGTAACGACTCAAAACTTGCGCAGATCTCTGCTGATTTGTTGAAACAACAGTTTCAATATAGAATTGGTCAAGAAATTAGAGAAGAAACTTTTGGACGAATCAATTTATTGGACGCATTATCGGATCCTTACGAAGCAACTGCGTTATTAACGGGGAACCGAACTTTGATAGAAAGAAATTGGCAGATTTCACAACCTGACAATTTGGTGGGTAAAGGATTAGATTTAGTTTCAAGGATCACAGGTGTGTATAGTCCATATTCTTGGATTCCCGGAGATTACTTTGACGATTCGGCACCAGTCACGGCAAACGAACAAACAACTGTAGGTGGGAGAATTGTAAACGACTTAAGACAAGCGATTTCATCTGTTATAGGAATTGGTAGACCCGAATTAGACCCTTCATATAACTTTTTACAAAACACAGGTGGAGGTCAAAAATCTGTTTTATTCAATAATCTTGAATTTAACAAGTATAGACCCGAATACAGAAGTTCTCAAGTACAAGCTGCTCAGACCTTACTTGGACAGGGGATACAATCAATAGCCGAATTAGGTAGAGCACTGGGTGGAACACAACCACCCGCGGGACAATACTATCTTGGAACACAACAAACACCGATCCCTAATTTAGTCGCACCACCAAATGAACAACCATCGGGTATGGATGGTGTTCCTGTTTATGGTTATACCATTTTGGGAAAAACATATGAAGGGGAAGGGTTAGACGGTACTTTCAGATTCGGATTTGCCGGTAGATCATTCTATAATCAAGGAGATATTCAAGGAGGTTTTTCATGGGCGGGTGCGGAAACAACACCTATTGGTGCTTTTGTAGGCCCTAATGGCACAACCTTTGGTGGAAATGCGTCTTCGACATTCGGAGGGACGGTTTCTGACGGATTTGCATTTACAAAAGATTCAATATTAGATAAAACACAACAATTAGTTTTATCAAACCCAGGTGGTGGAAAAGCCTTTGAAAGTGTTGGTAATGCAATAAACCAAGTATCCAAAATATTCAATGATGGCTACAAAGAGATAACTAAAGGTTCTAAAGTAATCAAATATGTCAATGAAAATGGTATTGAAAAAGGGGCTGAATATTGTAGGATATTCACCAAAGATCAACCATTCACAACGATGAGTAGATTACAGAAAAAAACACGTAACATCCGCGGGTTTACCTACTCCAACTTAGATTCGCCATATAATCTTAATATTACACCAACCAAAGGTGAAGATTCGACCAATTTAACAAACGAAGGGGTAAAAAAATACATGTTTTCCCTTGAAAACTTGGCTTGGAAACCATCGAACAAACAAGGATATACTGTTCAGGATTTACCTTTATGTGAGAGGGGACCTAACGGTGGAAGAATAATGTGGTTTCCACCCTACGAACTCACTTTTGCCGAGACTTTGTCGAGTCAATGGAACAAAACTGAATTTATAGGAAGACCTGAACCTGTTTATACTTACGGAAACGCAACAAGAGGGGGGACCTTGGCGTTCAAAATTATCGTGGATCATCCTTCAGTTTTGAACCTTATTGTTGACAAAGTTATGAAAGGTCAAACCACGGAAGAAACAAACTCGATTTTGGAATCCTTTTTTTCTGGGTGTAAAGAATATGATCTATACGAATTGGCTGCTTTATATAATACTATTCCTTTAACTGAGTTACAACAAATACAAGAAATACTTAACGTAACGACAAATACGACAACAGTTGAGGGAGTGATCACTCAGCTTTCAACCGAACAACCCATTACTGAAACAAACACAGAACCGCAAGGACCATCTAAAACAGATGATGTTGCGGTGACAGTAAATCCCATAGTATTACCCCCCGTCAATACCGAAATCCTTTGTTATTTCAGAAATAAATATCCCCTACCAAACCAAACCGTTCAGTCATTTCAAGTATACTGGGATCAATATAAAAACATGAAAAACACCTATGTGGGTTGTGCGGCAAGTGACCAAAAAGAATCCGTGGGTAATTTTTTCCAAATTGTTATTAATGAAAATATCAACGATTTGAATGGATTGTGTGATGAAATAGAAGAATTGTGTAATCAAAAATATAAAGTTACACTCAATTTAGTAGGAAATACGTCAAGTATTGCTTCAGATGAGTACAATCTATCATTATCACAAAGAAGAATCGATTCAATAAAAAAATATATACTAGATTACAAGGGGGGTACTTTGGGAAAATTTGGATTGAATGATCTTTTGATTATTAAAGAAGACCCTCAAGGTGAAACAAATGCAACCTCCGCGGAAGACGGTCCTTTGAATCAAACTGTGTGTTCGTTACTTGCAATTCAAAACCGTAATGTACGAGTATTACTTGATGCACAACCGCCGGACCCAGTTCCGGCACCGGATGACGCAATAGAAGAAACTGCATCACCACAAAATGACATAAATACGGATCCGAAAGACTTAATAAATGGGATTACCCCACCCTTGGGTCAAAAGACGGTTACGACCACAAGTGAAACCATAAGAAGGGAAATTAGTGCTTTACCAGGTTTATCGAAAAAAGTTTTGAGAAATTTACTTACAGAATGTTCATATTTTGAAATGTTGAAAGAGGATTCACCTGTTATTTATGATTCTTTGAAAGAAAAACTTAAATATTTTCATCCAGCCTTTCACGCAATAACACCAGAAGGATTAAATTCGAGATTGACCTTCTTGAATCAATGTACAAGACCGGGATCTACAATACCTATAATTAATGATAGGGGTCAGGAGGTGATAAATGATTCGGAAAACACATCGTTTGGTGCTCCTCCGATATGCGTTTTGAGAGTCGGTGATTTTTATAATACGAAAATTGCAATCAACTCAATAAGTTTATCCTATGAAGGATTAGATATTAATCCTGAAGGAATAGGTATTCAACCCATGATTGCCGCAGTTCAAATTGCTTTTGACTTTATAGGAGGATCAGGACTCAAAGAACCGATTAATCGACTTCAAAACGCCTTGTCGTTCAACTACTATGCGAATACAGAGATGTATGATGAGAGAGCTGAAGCAAGTGAGGATACGAGTGTAATTGATAATAACTTGTATAAACAAATTCAAGATAATCAAAGAGTAAAAACTCAGGGAGACTTATCACAACAGAATAATGGTGGAACCTATATTGGTACAGTTGTTGCAACCGAAGTAAATGGAACTGGATTTACGGGTACTTTGAGTTATGAAAAAATTATGAACGAAACTAAAAATGGGGTAAAGAGCTATGCTTTTGCACTAACAAATAACCTCAAATCAATTTCGTCTGACAAAGGGTGGGGATTTATGTATGAAATAAATAATTTAAAAAGAAACTATCAAAACGGTAATTTTTATACCGGATCAACAACAATTTATGGAAGTCCTCAGAATATACAGGGTAAAGTTGATGAAATATTTACAACCGCTCAGGGTTATTTTGAAAATGACGAAGGTTATCTCATGAGTGGTATTGCTCAGGAACCACTTAAAAACAAAACAATAAGGACTGTAAGGAAGAATTTAATTGAATATATTACGCAGAAAAAAAACACAGTAAGTTCTGATGTTATGTTAAAAATTAGTGAAATTAACACTAATCAGGTCAACCTAATAACAAACATAAATAAAATCAACTACGTAACAACTCAAAAATCTGATGGATTTTTTGACAATAAAGGTAACTCTACGATTGCTGACGTGGCATTACCAACCACCGACAGCTCATCTCCCTTCCTCGAAATTTTCACATTAATTGAATACATCGATTATATTATAAACATCCTCGATGAATACTACGTCTTTGATCCTACACAATACATATCCAATGACGGTCAGTACTATTATGAATATTTAACACTTTATAAAGAAATAGTTAGTGAAGTAAATAGATTGGACGTGAACAGAGAAGCGGAAATTGACACATTGTTAGATACGATTGGCACGCCGGTCAGTGGTCCAGGTATTGTTACTCAACAAACGGTTAGTTCTATATCACAAGCCACAGTATCACAACCTGGATTTATAGATTTTTTGTTGAAAAATGTAGATGACGATGAAAAGTCAAAAACAAGAGAATACTTGAAGAAAATTATTAAAAAAATGTACACTGATCACGGATATGAAAAAGATAAGAAAGAAACCGAAACACAATTTAATAAAATCACCACAGAGATTAATAGTGAATTCGAAGTTTTCGAGCCATTCCAAAACTCAACAGGATTCGCATTTGGTATAGTTCAAAATATTAGTCCAAACACCACACAAATTGATGAATTAAAGAATTTATACGACGGGGTAAATACAGGACCAAATGACTCGTTTAACGGAAAAGAAAACTTTGTATAATGGAATATTACAATAGATACACCAAATTTATATTGAACGGACAACAATCTGTTGTACCCTTCGTTGAATTGCCTTCAAAATCCACAGATAAAAAGTATATTTACAAGGTGGGACAATCAAGATTGGATAAAATAAGTCAACAATTTTATAACACACCTTATTTTGGATGGTTGATTTTGCAAGCCAATCCCCAATATGGTGGAACGGAATGGTCAATTCCTGACAACGCAGTTATTATTGTTCCATTTCCTCTGTTACAATCATTACAAGATTATAAATCAGCTTTAGAGACACATTTCTTGTATTATGGCAGGTAATATTTCGGAAGAAAAATTATATTATCAGGATTATAATAACGTAATATTGGTAGACCCCAATAAGGTCTTTAACGCCGATGGTGTACCAGTTGATCGTTTGGTTCAACCCGAAAATCTTATAACATATGCGAATTTAACTTGTAATGTAATTCCAAGAACAAAGCTTGCGGTTGGAGAAAACTTTAGTACACCTATACGACAAATTCAATTAGCTAAAATTAACTTTCTAAAACCTTCCGACAAACAATATTTGGACACCACTTGGACCAATGAACTACTTGGTGATTATGGAAGTATCGGAAATACAAACAAATTGAACCAAACCTCTGAAGAACAGAGAAAAAACCTCACCAACACCAACTACGACACACAATTGTTGGGTATTAAAAGTATATCAATCAGAAACAATCAAATCTTTATTCCCGAAGTTAATATTGAATTAGAAGATGTACAGGGTAGAGCTTTATTTGAAAAAGGGGAAAAGTCACCATACGCCGCTTTTTTTCAACTACCATATCCTCTATTTGAACTAACCGTCAAAGGGTATTATGGTAAAGCTGTCAAGTATGAGTTGAATTTGGTTTCTTTCAACGCTAGATTCAACCCGAGCAACGGTAACTACCAAATATCTTTGAAATTAATGGGAAGAACACCCGCTCTTTTTTCTGATATTAATTTATCGTATATGTACGCACTTCCGTACATGTACCCCTCAACCTTTTATACAGATACGACGACAAATAATCAGACTACGGATGATGTTGCTCAAAACCTGAAAACTCAAATAACACAAGAGACGACAAGAGGATATCAAAAACTTAGAGAAGTTTACTCAGTTTACAAATCCAAAGGTTTGATTCCACAGGACTTTCCTGTGATGAATTTAGATCAGTTGAGGATAAAACTTGATTTATTAATCAATCAACAACTGTCATCATTTGGAGAAGAAAATTTTTCAGTATTGAGTGATATTGCTAGATATGAAGATGATCTACAGAAGTTCTATGCTAATATTTTTGGTACTTCTTCGGGGGCTTGGTTTACTAAGTGGACACAAAAAAACAATTACTACATCTCAAATACAGACCAATCGACAAGATATTATCCGATCAATTCAAGTGACACGACACTATCATCAATCAAAAGTGAACTTCAAAATTTAATTGATGAATATTCGAAAAAACTTCTTGACAACCCAACCCTTGGGGAGAGAGGTCAATACTCTACAGGAAAAATAAAAGGTAAATCATCTTCAATCGATATTAATATATCAGTTGATGACATAATTGTAACAGAACAATTCGACTTAGATTTTGAAACCAAGTACAAAACTGAATTTGGAGTTCAAAGTGCAACTACCGCACAGATTCAACAATTTATTCAAACATATACTTCAACAATATTGGATTCAACATATATAGACCCCAAAAATCTACAAGTTATTGATAACTACGGTTTGGTGAAAAAGGGTCCTAATGTTGGTTTCGAACAAAAAATTGCACAAATAAGAAAACAACTTAAAGAAAAAAGCGAAGAAATAGAAAAAGCACTTACCGACTCATTATTAGAAAAAATAATAGACCCAAATTTCGGACTCGGATTTAATCCGACGATTCGGAATGTGATGGCGGTAATTATGGCTCAAGTTGATGCTTTTTTGAGATTGATGGATGAAGTTCACAGTAAAGCGTGGGATAAAAGGAAAGACCCTAAAAGATTAAGTACTATTTTAGGAGGTATAAATACTGATAGTACCATTCCGATCCCTACGGAAGATCAGATTGTTTACCCTTGGCCGTCCTATACGGAAGTAAAAGATGTTGAAAATAAAATAGTTGTAAAATATCCTGGTGATTCAACAGCTTTTCAAAAAACAGACGCTTATAATTTTGAGATATGGCCCGAAGTTGAATTTGTTGAACAGTTTATGTCGGGTATGATACCATACGACGAACAGACGTTAAAGAACCCAATTCAAAATGCAGAACAGACCCCCCCATATGTTTCGTCCAACGCACTTGAATTTCCTTTCAAAAACATACCCTACCTCAATCTGACTGATGTGTCGGTATTATATGAATTATTTGAAAGAACATTAGCAAGTTCATACTATATTGGGTTAATGAAAGGAGGATCGAGTTCTCAACAATTGTATAAAGTATTAGGTGATTTTGAAAAATACAACTTATTACAACAAATAAATGATTCCATTTCATTACTTGAATTATTTAAAAAGACACCCCTCGATTATCAAAATTATAAAGAGGTTTTGAGAAGTTCGTCCAATAATGGAACTGGGTTATATTGGAATCAATATATTAGGGATATTTTTGCAACTCCGTATATAGAAGAACAAGTCAAAAATAGTTCCGAGATTCTGAGTATTGAGTCCTTGGGTAATAATTCCGCAACCATTAATGGGGAGCAAGAAACAACCAACACCCTCACATCTTATATCAAGAGTAGCGATTCGACAATCAAAGACCTTCTGAATACATATCCCTTTGATAATCCAAATTGGAGAATTAATAATTTAGCGGGTTTTCAAGGGGCTTCTGAAAATAAATTTTATGACACAACAAAGGTACTTAACTTTTTTTCAGAGAAAAAGGTAATAACTAATTTTACTGACGTTGGATCAAAAACCGAAATAAGACCATTCAATTACTTCAATTGGCAAGAAAACCAAATAACACAAACAACACCCAATGGTGATGACTTGTCTAATATTAATACTGCAAGTAATTTAAAAAGTTTTTTTGATCAAAGAACAGACAATAGAAAAAAAGTAATTTTGGAAGGATCGGTGTACTATTCCGATTATACAAATAATGTAACGGCCACACAAACTACCTCTATTCTCAACACACCTTATTTTGTAAATGCATTTACTGAAGGTTTACAAAATTATAAACAATTAGACAGTCATCCTTTCAAAGCGGCGGCATACTTGTTTTTGAACTCCCTACCTTTGGCAACAACATTAGAAAAATACATTTCAAAAACCGACAACACAAATGAGTTTTTGAATTATATAGCATCTACAATGACCAAATTTTCGGGTGTTCACAAACTCCCTTTTGCTTGGATATTAAAATATGGAAGTATTTGGAATAGGTATAAAACTTATATTGAAACAGGTGTTGATTTCTTGGATGAATGTTGGAAAGATATAGATTTTGCGGGTTTATACGATCCTATTGGTAGTGCAACCACCAAAACATATAGTTCATCTACGGTTACATATACTATGGTTGGACAACCGACCAGTGTAAACCAAAACCAAATATTTGGTTTATTCCCTACTAATATAACAACGTTTCAAGTAGGATTTTATCCAAAATTAGTAAATGATTTAATGTATTTCTATATTGGAAAGAATGTTTTTAGTGGTTATACAGATTCTGAATTTCAGAACGCAATAAGTCAAGGATTGAATATCAAGAATAATGTGAAGTCTAACTTTTCCCAAGTCGGACTCAATAGTACAAATCAATTCAGTTCATTGGGTTACTATTCTTATTTTGATCTCGAAGGTTTGGTAGATTTTTCGGGTAGTGGTATTACTGATTGGGTTTTATTCCCTAGTATCGGGGCTCTAAGATTTAATCAAACTTATTTGGAATATCTTAAGAATGGTACGGTTACAGAATACTTGGCAGAGGACAACGCGTATTATAACGGTTCGGCACGAATGAATTGGAATAGCCCAAACTTCGGATATTTCAACACGACAACAATCAAAAAACCAACTCCGAGCGAATATATGAAATTTGTTTTCTCAGGTCAGGAAAAAATTCAAGAATCTTTTACTTTAGCTGCGAAATACTCATCAATCGAGGAAATTTTTGGTGTTTTCGATAAAAACACTTTGGATTTATTCGAACAAATGTTTTTGAAATTCTGTGAACATCCAATAAATTATGACAACGCACAACTTGGATCAGGTAATTTCAACAATATTTTAACTCAAAGCCTATTATCTGAAACCGAAAACTTCAAGTTCAAAAATTTTGCTGGTCTTCTAAGGGAATTTTTTAAAGTCAATCCTTCGGGTGTTTCTTCGGACCCAACCCAATTATCATATCAATTAGCATCATTCCAAGAAAAAAGAATACTAAATTTTGTAAGAACATTTATGGATTTGGATGTTGTTCTTAAACTTGGTAATTGTGGAAATTACGACAGAAAATTGTTTGATAGTTTATCAGGGAACCAACTATTAATACCCACACAACCATATACTTTTAGTAAATACGTTTCTAATACCTTACCAACAACAAACGGTAGTGTGACATTATTACAATCAAAAGCATTGAACCCCGATGCTTGGAATGCCTTGGAAGAATATGTTGGATTCTCAACAATATCAGGTCTCACATATACAGACGGAGGATCTTATATTACAGACTTTTTCCCTACTATGGATATTGAATTTACGTCCGAAAATGTACAAATTTTGAATAAAGTTATTAAGATTTTTGCAAACGAAAAAATACAAAATCCACAACTAACCAAGACACAATTTCAAACAACCCTCACAAACTATATTAATACACTTAATCAAAATCACAGTAATGTTTTGAATTACACCTTGGACCAAGTGAAAAATCAAATTCCAACAATAATTCAAAAACCTGTTGATTTTACATCGAGAATAGATGGTGATACTGTTAAAAATGACCTTTGGAGGTTATTCAAAACATTGGATGAAAAGTGGGTTGCTGGTGCAAACTTCAAAGAAAAGACATTATTCGAAGAGTTTTTGTTTTTCGATCGTAGAAACCGAGACATTGGACAGAAATTTATTATAGATATTTACTCAATAAGAACATATCTCACGGAAAAAAGGGATAAAACATCTTTACTTAATTTCATAAGTGCAATCTTCAAAGAAAATAGATTCAACTTTTTTGCTTTACCTTCGTATGTGAATTTTTATGGTTTACAAGAACCAGGATTAAATTCAGGACCGACAATTGGTAGTGACGATATAGGATCTTTGGCCTTTGGGACTTTCTTGGAGGTTGACTATCAGAATTCAAAACCAAAATACCTTTGTCAGTTTATTGGTAGATTGAGTGAACATTTGAAAATTGGAGAAAACTATTATTTCGGATCGGATGGATTAGACTTAGAAAACTCACCCGATACTTTAATTGATACTAATCAAGATCAAAATGCGGATTTGGGATTGAGTAATAAGGTTGTTGCATTTGCAGTTGACTTCGGAATACAGAATCAAAACATTTTTACTTCATTATCTTTGGATCAAGCACAACATAAAGTGACCGCGGAATCTATTGATATTCTGATGGGTTTATCTAATCAGTATAACTCCAATACCGCTATGCCACAACCACAAGGATTATATGACCTCTATAAAAGTAGAAGTTATAAATGTGAAGTAGGTAGTATGGGGTCCATGTTAATTCAACCCACCATGTATTTCCAATTGAGAAATGTCCCAATGTTTTCGGGAGCGTACTTGATTTTAGGGGTAGAACATGACATACAAGTTGGTGGTGAATTCACAACAAAATTTACAGGAACAAAAGTTTCTAAGTATGAGGATGAAACTCCGGAACAATTGGTCGCTGTTGTAAATAGAAATTACATTAATAAAATTAAGGACAGAATCAAAAAATATAAAACAGAAGAGAATTTTATATTATCAACTCGAGTTGATGACCAAGCGGCCACATCATCGCCAACGGGTCCAGCGGCAGCCATCGACACTTGTTCACGAAAAATCAATGAGGTATTTGCCCAAGTCCCAACAAAAGACGCTTCGTCACAACCTATCGAAACTAAAATTTCGGATGAAGAATTATTCAACATAATTTCTGGAGTTACAAGCGATAAGAAGGTTGGTATAAATGCATTTATATTTCCACATCTTTTATATAACTACGACAATTCACCAAATTACGTTCAAAATAACTTATATAGTTTTATATTAGAAAGTGCTAATAATATTAAGTTATTAGGGTCAACAGGTCTTTATTCGGAAGATAGTTATATAAATGGATGTTTGTGTTATCAATTGAAAGATAATTCTGTTGTTCCTTTGGCAACATTTGAGTCACCCGAAAAATGTGTTCAGGCTTTTATTAGTGTCAACCAAGTGTGGATCAGCGCTTTGATGAAAAACCCAACCGTTTCGGGTACAACATATAATATTGAACCAAGAAGTAATATGAGTGAAGACGAAAAAAATCAATTGTTTAATAGTCTCAAAAATTGTTGGATAAAATATAAGGAAACTATAGGAGGTTCGGTTCTTGAAACTGATGATAAAAAAATCCGTGATAATATGAACCTTTACCTTTTAAGGATAACATGATATTTATAAATAAAAAATGACCACTAAAGAAACATTAGATAGATTCTTGGGGAAGAACACAAGAATTACGGAGAGGTCTATCGGGCCCAACCAAAAAGAAGTTTGTGATTTGGACACAAACGAGTGTTACATTATTTCAACAAGTGATGGACTTATTGAAAGAGTGGACAATAACAGAATTACCAACCGTAATGTTCAAGTAAGAACAAGTGGAGGTATAAAGCAACTTTTAAACGATTAAAAAATGTCAGCGGAAAAAAGAATTTTAGAAGAAATCAAAAGATATCGTCAAATCAACAAATATATTGTAGAACAAGAATTGGCTGGTGAGGTGCCTGATGTGGGTGCTGAGGAATTACCAGCAGCAGATGCGGGTGCTGAGACATTACCGGCGGCAGATACGGGTACAGAACCAACCCCAATTGATACGGCAACAGATCCTGATGTTGAGAAAGTGGGTGATACTGAAACTACCGATGTCACCGACACTACAGAAACAACAGATGGTGGTACTGAAGAATTAGATATTACCGATTTGGTTACAAAACAAGATGATATTTTGTCAAAGCAAACTGAAATGACAGATCAGATTCTTTCACAATTGAATGACTTACAGGATAAACTATCTGAAATGGACAAAATTTTACAAAAGGTAGATAGTTTGGAAGTTAAGTTTGAAAAATACAGACAAAAAACTCCTGAAGAGAAATTAGAATTAAGATCCTTGGACTCTTATCCCTATAGTCAAAAACTTACCGACTTTTTTGACGTAAAACAGGATGAGATGGAGGCTTCAGGTAAAAACGAATATGTTTTAACAGATGACGAAGTAACAGGATACGATGCTAGTACAATTAAGAAATCATTTAATGTATATGACGAGAGTTTACCTTTGAACAGATATTGATTTAAAACAATTTTATAATTATTATTAAGGGGTCAGCGGTAAAATCCAAGACCCCTTTTTTTATTTGACAATACGAAACTTTAAATCTAATTTTTATCAAACCTTTTAATTAACACATTATGGCAACATCTTTAGACGCGGTACTGGCTCAGTACGAAAAAAACACCAAACCAACCGGTAATGGTAACTCAATGGATCGTGAAGATCGATTGAAGAAGTATTTCACAACTATCCTTTTGCAAGGAGAAACTTCAGGACGGAAGCGAATTCGTATTCTACCAACTCCCGACAATTCTTCACCATTTAAGGAAGTTTGGTTCCACGAAGTACAGGTTAACAAACAATGGCTTAAGCTCTATGATCCAGGAAAGAATGACAACGAACCTTCACCGTTGAATGACCTATATGACGAACTTATGTCTACGGGTAAAGCTCAAGACAAAGAACTTGCAAGTCAATATCGGTCTCGTAAATTCTACATTGTAAAGGTAATTGACCGTGATGCTGAAGAGGATGGTGTAAAATTCTGGCGTTTCAAACACAACTATAAGAACGAAGGTGTGTTGGATAAGATCATTCCGATTTGGCGTGAAAAAGGTGATGTCACCGACCCAACCAAAGGACGAGACCTCATCATCACCCTCACAAAGTCTAAATCCCCAAATGGAAAAGAATATACCACAATTCAATCCATAATGCACGACGACCCATCTCCTTTGGCTACAGACAAGAAACAACAAGAAGAGTGGCTTGCTGACGAATTGACTTGGGAGGATGTGTACTCGAAGAAGCCTTATGAATATCTTGAGGCAATCTCTCGTGGAGAGACCCCACGTTGGGACAACGCAACGGGCAAATATGTGTATGGTGAAGAAGGAACATCTGAGTTCGGTGGTGGAGGAACCACAGATGAAGAAAGTGACCTTGATCCACAACACAACGAACTTCCCTCGGCGGAACTTCCATTCTAAAAATCACGGGGAGGTTTTCCTCCCCTTTTTTAACTTATAAAAATTATGGCAATCAAGAAAAAAGATTTTACTTCGGTAAAGAAGAAGTTTTCGACTTCGGCAAAATATAAACCACAAAAATACCTTGACTTGGGTCAAGAATTTTTGGACGCTACAGGTATGCCAGGACCGGCACTTGGTCACCTTAATATGTTCTTGGGTCACTCCGATACGGGTAAGACAACTGCACTTGTAAAATCGGCAGTTAGTGCACAACAAAAAAATATCCTACCTGTTTTTATTATTACAGAACAAAAATGGAGTTTTGATCACGCTAAAATTATGGGATTCCAATGTGAAGAAGTTGTTGATGAAGAAACGGGTGAATTGGATTGGGATGGATTCTTCCTTTTCAAAAACGACTTTGATTACATTGAACAAATCACCGATTATATCAATGAGGTATTGGACGCACAAGATAAAGGTGATATTGACTACGATCTTTTGTTCCTTTGGGACTCGGTTGGTTCTGTTCCCTGTAAAATGACGTTCGATGGTAAAGGAGGAAAACAACACAACGCATCGGTTCTTGCTGACAAGATTGGGATGGGTATCAACCAACGAATTTCGGGAAGCCGTAGGTCAGATAGTAAATACACCAACACTTTGGTAATCGTCAATCAGCCTTGGGTTGAACTTCCTGATAATCCTTTTGGTCAACCGAAGATTAAGGCGAAAGGGGGTGAGGCGATTTGGTTGAATTCATCCATCGTTTTCTTATTTGGAAATCAGAAAAATGCGGGAACAACTAAGATCAGTGCTACTAAAGACGGACGTAAGGTAAAGTTCGCAACACGAACCAAAATTTCTGTGATGAAAAATCACATCAATGGGTTGGGGTATGAAGATGGTAAAATTTTGGTCACACCTCACGGGTTTTTGCATGGTAAAGATGCGTCAGAGGAAAAGACCTCTATTGAAACCTACAAAAAAGAACATGCTGACTATTGGAAAGAAATCTTGGGGTCAGGTGGAGAATACAAATTAGAAGAAGATGTTGAATCTTTAAGTGATTTGTTGTGAGAACTTTATTAGTTGATGGAAATAACCTCCTGAAAATCGGATTTCACGGAGCTAAGAACTTATACTCTCAAGATAAGAAAGTAGGAGGTATTTTCCATTTTTTGAATACACTTAGAAAACAACTTACGGAATATAACTACGACAAAATTCTTGTATTTTGGGATGGTGAGTATAACTCTTTGGAAAGAAGAAAGATTCTTGCAGAATACAAAGCAAATAGAATCAAATCCGATGATTTTGACACAGAATCCTTTTACGAACAAAAGAACCGTATCCAACTTTATTTGGAAGAATTCTTTGTAAGACAAGTAGAACAAGCAGAATGTGAGTCTGATGATCTAATTGCATTTTATACTCAAAATTCTGACAACGAACAAGTAACTATTTATTCGGGGGATAAAGATCTAACACAACTCATGAAAGAAAATGTGTGGATCTATAATCCGTTTAAGGGACTAATAAAGTATGGTGAGAAGATTCAGATAGTAAAAGATCTGTATGTTCCATCAGAAAATATGGCAGTCTTCAAGATTTTTTGTGGTGATAAGTCGGATAATATAAATGGAGTTTATTTTCTTGGAGAAAGGACTTTGGTTAAGTTATTCCCCGACCTATTAACAAAAAAGATGGAAGTAGAGGAAGTATTGGGTTTGGCTGAGAAACTTTTTGAAGAAAACAAAAACAACAAAACGTTACAAAACCTTTTGACTGGTAAAACAAAAGATGGTATATTTGAAAAAGAACTTTATGAAGTCAACAGAAAGTTAATTGATCTACGAAACCCACTTTTAACACAAGAAGCAAAAAATGAAATATTAAGTCTAATCAATGAGAGTTTAGACCCCGATGGTAGATCATACAAACAGGCGATGAAACTTATGAGAGAAGATGGTCTGTACAATTTTTTACCGAGAGGGGACAATGCGTGGGTTGATTTTATCACCCCTTTTATGAAGTTAACAAGAAAAGAAAAACAAACCTTTAAAAAACAAAAAAAATGAAAGAACAGGAATTGAAAAAAATGGAATTGTTGATTACCCTCAACGACAACTTTGTGGTACAACGATTCTTTAATGTACGGGATTATCAAGAAAACGCAGGACGATCTTTGAATCTCTATCACGAGTTGAATAATATCAAGAACATTATTCAAAATGATCTCAAGCGTAAGACCCTTGTGTATATGACCGATAATTATTTTCAGATCACCACCGATGAGTCCATTATGGAAACATCAAACACCGATGGACCCGAGAATTTTAACATTTATATTAAGGATGGAAATCGGACAATTTGTCACCTTCAGTTCGATGCGAAAGTTTACCCCCCAAAAGTTCGTTATACCGTTGATATACGACCACTTCTGAAAGGTGTTTTGCGTAACCTAACTGACATTTTTTCCGACGAAAATTTAACTTACTCTTACCTAGATTTAGAACTCGTTTAACTATATTTATAGAAAAATCAGGTAGTTTCATTCATGGCAAATCAGAAAAATTTCGGTTATTTAGGTAATACCTTTCAGCTCCAACTTCTCAATCAAATCATCTTTGATAAGAAGTTTTCGGGGTCTATTATGGAGGTTATTGAACCCACGTACTTTGACAACAAGTATTACTCAATCATTGTCCAAATGGTAAAGGAATACCACGCAAAGTACGAATCTATTCCGAACATTGCCACACTTGAACAACTAACTATCTCTGAAATTTCTCAAGAACAAGCCCGCAAGGTAATCATTGACACACTTGAAAATGTCAAGAACGCACCACAGGAGGGGCACGAGTTTGTACAAGACAAAGCATTGAAGTTTTGTAAACAACAAGTTATGAAGAAGGTGCTTGAAAGAGCACAGAAAATCATCGATAAAGGTGATTTCGAGAATTATGATGCGTTGGAAGAAATGGTGAGAGAGGGGTTACAGGTTGGTAATATGGAACAAGACACAGCAGATGTGTTCAGTGATTTAGATGATGTTTTGGCGGAAGACTATAGACACCCAATCCCGATGGGGATTAATGGGTTAGACAATCTTCTGAGTGGTGGATTGGCGAAGGGTGAAATTGGTGTTATTCTCGCTCCGACGGGGGTGGGTAAGACAACTATACTCACAAAAATAGCAAACAACGCTTTCAATATGGGTTTCAATGTCCTTCAAATCTTCTTTGAAGACAACCAAAAGATTATCCAAAGAAAGCACTTCACCTTGTGGACAGGACTTGCAAACTCTGAACTTCCTGCACACAAAGACGATGTGATGGAAAAAGTTAGAGAAATCCGAGAATCACAACCCAACAAGTTGATGCTTAGAAAACTACCATCGGATACTCTAACCATGAGTCATATCAAGAACTACATTCGTAAAATCAAATCTGAAGGCGTGACTATTGACCTTTTGGTTGTGGATTATATTGATTGTATTCTTCCTGACAAAAGTATGGCAGGAGCAGATGATTGGAAGAGTGAAGGATCGGTAATGAGAAAGTTTGAAGCGATGTGTACGGAGTTGGATATTGCGGGTTGGACGGCAACTCAAGGTAATAGATCGTCAATCTCTTCTGATGTTGTAACCACAGATCAGATGGGTGGATCAATTAAGAAGGCTCAAGTCGGACACGTGATTATTTCAATTGCGAAATCACTTCAACAAAAGGAGATGAACCTCGCAACGATCGCCATCACCAAATCTCGTATTGGTAGGGATGGTATTGTATTTGAGAATTGTAAATTCAATAACGAGTTATTGGATATTGACACTGAGCAGAGTGTTACTTTCTTGGGATTAGAAGAAAAGAAAGAAGAATCGGCAAAACAGCGTCAGAAAGAATTGATGGATAGAAGAAGACAACGAGAACAAACACTTTAATTTATACAAAAAAATGGAAAAAATCTTAACAGAAAATAAGAACAGATTTGTGCTGTTTCCAATTGAACACCACGATATTTGGGATTACTATAAAAAAGCAGAATCCGTATTCTGGACTGCTGAAGAAATTGACCTCTCTTCCGATCTTATTGATTGGGAAAGACTCAATGACGGAGAAAAACATTTCGTTAAAAATGTTTTGGCATTCTTTGCGGCTTCGGATGGAATTGTAAACGAGAATCTCGCAGAGAACTTTGTAAGTGAAGTTCAATATACGGAAGCAAAATTCTTCTACGGATTTCAGATTATGATGGAAAACATCCATTCTGAGACCTATTCATTGTTGATAGACACTTATATCAAAGACAAAGAAGAACAAAACTATTTGTTCAATGCAATTGACACCATTCCTGCGGTTCAAAAGAAAGCACAATGGGCTCTAAAGTGGATCGGGTCCGAGTCATTTATTGAACGATTGATTGCCTTTGCGGCGGTTGAAGGGATCTTCTTCTCAGGATCATTCTGTTCAATTTTCTGGCTCAAGAAAAGAGGTTTGATGCCGGGTCTTTCATTCAGTAACGAACTTATCTCACGAGATGAAGGGTTACATTGTGACTTTGCGGTTCACCTTTACAACAACCACATTGAAAACAAATTGACAAAAGACCGGATTATGGAAATCATCGGTTCGGCACTTGAAATTGAAAAAGAGTTCATCACCGAATCACTTCCTGTTGATTTGATCGGAATGAACAAAGACTTGATGAAACAATATCTTGAATATGTTGCGGATCGTTTGCTAGTTGATCTTGGGGTTGGAAAAGTTTATAATTCTGAAAATCCTTTTGATTTCATGCAAAATATCGCAATGGAAAATAAAACCAACTTCTTTGAGAAAAGAGTTTCCGACTATTCCAAAGCTGCGGTGGGTGTGAACGAAGGAAAATCATTCTCAACAGACGAAGACTTCTAAATTATTAAAACAATGTATGTAACAAAAAGAAACGGAGAAAGGGAACCTGTAAAATTTGATAAGGTAGTTCTCAGAATTAAAAAGCAAACCTATGATCTGAATACAGATTATGTTGATCCGATTAGTGTATCGAAGAAGGTAATTGCGGGAATTTATGATGGAGTAACAACGGATCAATTGGATAAGTTGGCAGCTGAAACGGCGGCATCAATGATTCCGATTCACCCTGACTATTCATTCTTGGCTTCAAGAATTGCTATTACTTCACTATACAAACACGTACCTAAAGAGTTCACTACGGTTGCTAAAAATCTATACGACTATATCAATCCCAAGACAGGTGAAAGGGCAGGTATGATTTCCGATGAAACCTATAAGGTTATCAAAAAACACGGTAAGGATCTGAACGCTATGATTGTTCACGATCGTGACTTTGAGTTTGATTTCTTTGGTTTCAAGACCTTGGAAAAATCATATCTTTTGAAGGTGGATGGTAATGTTGCAGAAACACCACAACACCTTTATATGAGGGTTGCTGTTGGCATTTGGGGTGATAACTTGGAGATGGTACAAAAGACATACGATATGTTGTCACAGGGTCTCTTTACCCACGCCACCCCCACCCTTTTCAATGCTGGTACAACCCGTCCACAACTTTCTTCTTGTTTCCTTTTGGATATTGACGATGATTCAATACCTGGTATTTACAAGACCCTCTCTGATTGTGCACTTATTTCACAATCTGCAGGTGGTATTGGTATTAACATCCATAAAATCCGTTCAAAGGGTTCATATATTAAGGGAACCAACGGAACATCTAACGGAATCATCCCGATGCTCCGTGTCTTTAACGAAACTGCAAGATATGTTGATCAGGGGGGTGGAAAAAGAAAAGGTTCAATTGCCATCTATTTGGAGCCGTGGCACGCTGACATCTTTGAATTCCTTGATTTGAGAAAAAATCACGGTAAAGAAGAACTCAGGGCTCGTGATTTGTTCCTTGCTCTTTGGACACCCGACCTTTTTATGAAGAGGGTTAACGAAGATGGTGATTGGACATTGTTTTCACCTAATGAAGTTCCAGGTCTTATTGACGCATATGATGATGATGAGAACGATCTTAAGTTCACCCGTCTTTATGAACAATATGAAAGTGAGGGTAAAGGACTCAAAACTGTAAAAGCAAGACTTCTTTGGGAAAAAATCCTTGATTCGCAGATTGAAACAGGAACTCCATATATGCTTTATAAGGATGCTGCGAACAAAAAGACGAATCAGAAAAATCTTGGAACGATTAAGTCTTCCAACCTGTGTACCGAAATTCTTGAATATACGGACAAGAACGAAACTGCGGTTTGTAACTTGGCATCTATCGCTCTTCCCAAGATGGTGGAAATTCCTACTGGTAAAGTTAGGAGTCGTAATAAAAGATTCAGAACCTTTGACTTTGATAAGTTGTTTGATGTTACTTACCAAGCGACCATCAACCTCAATCAGGTGATTGATATCAACTATTACCCAACACCTGAAACCAAAACATCCAATATGAAACATCGTCCTATTGGATTGGGTGTTCAAGGATTGGCTGACACATTCGCTATGTTGGGTTATGCGTTTGAATCGGATGAGGCGAAGACCCTCAACAAGGAAATCTTTGAAACGATGTATTATGCGGCGTTGTCGGCGTCTAATGACTTGGCAATTCAACACGGATCATATGAATCATTCAAAGGATCACCGGCTTCCAAAGGTATTTTACAATTTGATATGTGGAATATCAATGAAGGTGATGATCTATCAGGAAGATGGGATTGGGATAAGTTGAAGACATCTATTATCGAAAAAGGATTGAGAAACTCATTGTTGTTGGCACCGATGCCAACCGCATCTACAGCACAGATTCTTGGAAACAACGAATGTTTTGAACCCTTCACCTCCAACCTCTATAAGAGAAATACCCTTTCAGGTGAATATGTTGTAATCAACAAATATCTTGTAGAGGACTTGGTTGATCTCGGTCTATGGAACAATGAAATCCGAGTTAAACTTTTTGCTGAGGAAGGATCAATTCAAAATATCAACGAAATTCCTGACCACATCAAAGAAACTTACAAGACAGTTTGGGAGATGAAAGGTAAAAATCTTCTTGATATGGCAAGAGACAGAGCGATCTTCATTGATCAATCACAATCTCTCAATATGTTTATGAAAGATGTTACTCACTCAAAACTTTCTTCAGCACATTTCTACGGTTGGGGACTTGGACTAAAGACGGGTATGTATTATTTGAGAACCAAAGCTAAAGCTTCGGCACTTAAAGGACTCGGAGTTGATATGAATGAAATAAAAATCAATGAAGATTATTTGATACAATCGGTTCCTGTAACACAGGTAAATATTCCTGATGAAATCACAACCGAGATGATGTCAAAAGTATGTTCAATAGATGATCCCGACTGTTTGACTTGTTCAGCATAACAAATAAAACTCCAACCAAGTGTTGGAGTTTTTTATTTCTAATAATATTTATTTTTCATGAGACAATTAATTAAAAGAATATTAAAGGAAGAATTTAATGTTCCACAACCAGGTGAATCATCAGGTGAACCAATATCACAAGAACAAAAAGATAATATGGATTGTAGAGTAGATTATCTTACCATAGATGAAATTTTGGATGGAAGAATAAAAGATATACCATATTATAAAGAAGTTGTGGAAGATATAATGAATAAAGATTATTCATGGGGTGTAACAAAAAAGGTAATAGAGTATGCTAACTATATGAAGAATAATCCTCAATCTTTGGAAATCTTACCACCTATTGTAGTTATAGATGATAAGATACAAGATGGGGCACATAGAATATCGTCTATATTTCTGTTGTATCAATATATGGATAGGAATAATTCTTTTTGGACTAATGTTAAATTAAAAGTAGAGTTTTGTTATACGTAAATTACCACATAGTGGTAGGGGTTTTTTATTTCTAATAATATTTATTACTATGAGAGAATTAATTAAAAGAATATTACGGGAAGAAGCTAACTGGAAGTGGGATAGTTTTGACGATGCAATTCCGTTACCTGATGGGGAGTTAAAAAAATATATTTTACATTCCACCACTATAGATCCATTATTAATTTACAATAATGGTATTGAACCTCATTGTGCTTCAAAATCTTCACAATGGACTAACTATAGATACCCATGTAGTGTTTTCGCCATGAATGGGTATCATGAAATATGGTCACAACGAGATACTGAAGGGGTTGTGGTTATTGATACAACATTATTAAAAAACAAATGGTGGTATGACCCAGCATTATATAATGAAAAACAACACGATTATACCAAAATAGCAATTGTTACTGATGAAAAAATACCTGCCGATGCAATAATAGGTGTGTTGTGTATAAGAGACCTATTTAACATGAAAAATGAATTTCATAGAACAAAATCTGATGAGTCCACACAAAAATACCTTGATGCCGTTATGAAAGAAAACTCCGAAAAATGGTCTTACGATTGTGATGCTAAGCGTGAGTATGAGCTTGAGTATGAAAGGAAAAAGAGGAATCAGGAGTTTTAGAAAAGGATTAAATTAAAAGTAGAGTTTTGTTATACGTAAATTACCGCATAGTGGTTTGGGTTTTTTATTTATAAAAATTTACTATACTATATTTATCTGTAATGGCAAACGGAAAAACTTATGGTATAGCATTTCCTTTTAGGGATTCACTCAAAGGTGACTATTTGGCACTGACTGAAACTCCCGAACAGGAAATTAGATCCAACCTCATCCATCTTCTTCTCACAAGGAAGGGATCAAGATACTTTCTTCCTGATTTTGGTACTCGTTTATATGATTTTATTTTCGAACCTTTGGACGGACCGACATTTGGAGCTATTAGAGCCGAAATTCAACAAGCGGTAGACACCTACATTCCGAATTTAAAAATCGACAGTATTGAAATTATCCCTCTTTGGCAAGACACTGAAACTTTTGCTAATGGGGAATATGTAAGTGACCAACCTGAATATAAAATATTTGATATTTATAGAACAGCTGGACAAGGTGTTCAAGAATATACTGCGAAAGTAAAAATTTCTTTCACCATAACCTCAGATGCATTTGAAACAAAAGATTTTGTAATACTTAATATCTAAAATGGCAAATAGTAGAATACCATATACAAGTAGGGATTTTGAGGCGGTGAGATCCGACCTCATTAATTATGTTAGACAATATTATCCTGATGTCATTGATAATTTCAATGATGCATCCATTTTCTCAGTATTATTGGATCTAAATGCTGGTGTTGCAGACAATTTGAATTACCAAATTGACCGTAGTATACAGGAAACCGTGTTACAATTTGCTCAACAAAAATCTTCTGTTTTTAATATCGCAAGAACATATGGTTTGAAGATTCCTGGTAATAGACCTTCAGTGGCGGTTGCGGATATATCAATTACTGTACCGGCTTTTGGTGATAAAGAGGATGAAAGATATTTGGGGGTTCTCAGAAGGGGAAGTCAGGTTATTGGTGGTGGTCAAACTTTCGAATTAATTTATGATTGTGATTTCTCTTCGCAATATAATTCCCAAGGGTTTACCAACCGAACCAAAACACCAAATTTTGATGCAAATAATGTTCTTATAAATTATACAATTACTAAAAGGGAACCAGTCATAAATGGTATTACAAAAGTATTCAAGAGAGTCGTAACACCTGCTGATTCAAAACCATTTTTGAATATATTTTTACCTGAAAGAAATGTGTTGGGGGTGACCTCTGTAATTCAAAAAGATGGTACAAACTACGCAAATGTTCCATCAAACGCCGAATTTATATCATCTACTGACAAATGGTATGAGGTATACGCATTAGCTGAAGATCGTGTATTTGTGGAAGATTCCACAAAACCTAGTGACAAACCGGGGGTCAAAGTTGGAAAATATATTCAAACAAACAACAGATTTATCACAGAATTTACACCCGAAGGGTTCTTGAAAATGACTTTTGGTGGTGGAACCACTTCTTCTCAAGAATTATTAAGTAGTTTTTCTAACACAGGTGTTTTACCAAATATTCAAACTTTGAGTAATAATTTTTCTCTTGGTGCGACACTTAAGCCAAATACAACTTTGTTTATACAATACCGTGTCGGCGGTGGTAAAGGAACTAATTTGGGTACAAATATAATTACTCAGATTGGTAATGTTGATTTTGCTATTAATGGACCATCAAGTGTGATTAATAATCAAGTCAGGGGATCCTTGAGAGTAACCAACCCTGTTGCTGCCGTTGGCGGGGCTGACAAACCAACCATAGAAGAGGCAAGGAACTTTGTCGCTTACAACTTCGCGGCACAAAAGAGAGCGGTTACAATCAACGATTATCAATCTTTGATTCAAACCATGCCAGGACAATTTGGTGGTCCTGCAAAAGTTAATATCACAGAAGAAGACAACAAAATTAAAATTCAAATGTTGTCATATGATGCCGACGGAAAACTTACTCCGATAGTTTCGAATACCATCAAACAAAATGTCGCGAATTATCTTTCAAACTATAGAATGATAAATGACTACATTTACATTGAAAGCGGACAAGTCATCGATTTGAAATTCCAAGTTCAAGTTGTATTGGATGCGGTTCAAAATCAAGGGGAAGTAATAACAAATATTGTCAATACAATTTCGACATATATGGATCCGGTCAACCGAGTGATGGGTCAAGATGTTTATATTGCTGAACTCACCAGTTTGATTCAAAATGTCGCAGGTGTCATCACTGTCACCTCAATAAATGTGTTTAATATGTTGGGTGGTCAATATTCATCAGATCCTATCAGTCAACCATATTCCGACGAGACCACAAAACAAATTCAATTGATAGACCAAACCATCTTTGCTCAACCAAACCAAATGTGTCAAGTAAGATTTCCGAGTAAAGATATTTTGGTTTCAACAAAAAATTTCTCGGGAGTCAACATCTCCTAATGATTTTTCTTGGTATATGACTATTTTATAAAATACGAAATTCCGTATTTATAAAAAAATGCCCGACTTATGTCAAAAAGTTTTAGAATAAGAACCGAAGTAGGAGTTGACCAACAGATTCAACTTGAACTCAACCAAGATTTTGATTATTTAGAAATACTTTCTTTAAAATTAAGACAAAGTGATGTCTATGACCGCAATTGCTCCGATTACGGAGTGATTGCAGGTAGGGTTATTGTAAACAAAGGGTATGGTATACCAAATGCAAGAGTTTCAGTTTTCATTCCATTATCAGACGTTGATTCCCTGAATCCTTTAATATCAACATTATATCCATATAGAGATTTATCTACTAAAAACGAAGACGGATTTAGATATAATCTATTACCTTACGAACCAAGTTATCCTGGACATGCGGCAACTGGTACATTTCCATCGGCAAATGATGTTTTGACGAGGTCCGAGGTTATTGAAGTATATGACAATTATTATAAATTCACAACCAAAACCAATGAAAGTGGTGACTTTATGATTGTCGGAGTACCTGTGGGTGAAGTTGCTTTAAATGTGGATTTGGACTTATCGGATATGGGTTGTTTTTCTTTATCACCATCCGATTTGATAAGAATCGGAAGAGCATCTGAAGGTCAGTTTGAGGGGGGTAGATTCAAAAGTTCAACAGATTTAGAAAGTTTACCGCAAATTGTGAACTTTGTAAGAAGTGTAAATGTAAGTCCATTTTGGGGAAACAACGAAATATGTCAAATAGGTATTGCTCGAGCAGATTTTGATCTGAGAGATTTAGGAATTACCATAACACCACAGGCTGTGTTTATGGGATCAACATTCTCTTCATCCAACAGGGATTATATTCAAGATCAATCATCAAGATCTACAAGTTGTAAAATAAAACCAAAGTTGGGTGATTTATGTGGGAGTCAAACATCACCAGGAAGAATTTTATCAATTAGACAAACGGAGGGGGTGGACGAAAACGGAGATCCCGTTCTAGAACAATTTAACTTGGAAAATGGTGGACGAGTAATCAATGAGGATGGATCATGGTTGGTTGAAGTCCCCATGAATTTGAATTATGTAACAACAAACGAATTCGGAGAACAGATATTATCTAACGATCCAAGCGTTGGAATTCCAACCGAAGGAAAATACCGTTTCAAAATAGAATATGATACAAATCAGAAATTTAATGATGTTCTTCAAAGGGCCGACTTTTTAGTTCCGAATATACGTGAATATGGGTGGGATGAGGAGGGTAGAGTAGATCCCGCATTTCTGAGTGAGAATACAACACAAAATCAACAGTTCCAAAAGTCTTATGCTTTTAGTTTGAATTGGTCTGATTATGTCGACAAAAATGTGGCAATAAGTTGTCAAGATTATTTTTACAACATGGTGTATAACAAAGTATACACAGTAAGTAATTTAATAGATCAATATAAATCGGCGAATGTGAAAGACAAATTCACAGGGATTAAAAAAATATTAGACAGAACATGTGAAGCGGAGGTCAACAAATTTCCAACAAATGATGGTCACAAAGATTTTGATTTTTTGTTTTTCTTATTACAAATACTACTTTATATCCTCACGCCTATTGCTTGGATAGTAATTGTAATTGGACACTTGATTTTATCAGCATTGGCTTTTTTATGTCGTATTATTTGTAGAATCAGAAATAGTAGTCTACAAAATACTTTCAATATTGGATGTCCAGGTTTTTGTTCTGGTTGTGGTAATGAGAACTGTGAGTTTGTTTCTCCTTTGATTATATCATTACCTATGATAACTTATCCTGATTGTACAACTTGTGAATGTCAGGCGGAACAGGGTGATGCACTACCAATCCCTGGAGATGAGGCTCAGATTACCCAACAAAACGATTTGGGGACATCACTAATTGTTAATTTGAACTCATCTGAGTTTTATAATAATAGTGAAATTATTGATGAACAATTTTCTAATGCCGAGTTTGATTTGACTGATGATTGCGGTGATATAGAAATTGATTCTTCAGTTGTGTCATGGTATGTTCCGGTTGGAAGTCAAACCATTACAGTTACTGGTGACGACATGTCTCCAATAGATCAAGAAATATTTAGAGAAATTGTGCAAGATCTTTTGGCGGGATCAACTGTTGGTAATATCAATGCTAGAGTACCTCGAACTTATAGAATTCTAAAAATTAGCGATGGTATAAATTATATTGATATTGCTGGTGAACAAAAAGTTAAAATAACACATAATAATATAATTTGGTCGGACGGTGTAACTTTAGCTCAAAAACTTAATAACTTTGCAAGTAGACAACTTTATTTCGATGGTCAAAACCTTATTAAAATAGAAGTCAATAAATCACAATATCCAAGTGATCCGATTTTTGACTATATAGTTCCAATTTTAATTGAACCAAATTCTGAAATTATACAAGGTAGTCTTCTTACTTTTCAAGATCCAACTCAATCTGAAGATCCAAATGTTGGAGAAACAGAATTTGTAAATACGTGGGGAAGTGGACTGTTGAAAACAGTGACTTATGCGAATTACGATGATATAAATAATTCTTCATCATCGGCAAACATTTATATAAATGTACCCAATGAACCATATAAGATTGAATACCCTACTGATATTGAATATTTTCAAGTCATAAAAAAATTCAAAATTTCAGAACTTATTGATATTTCGAATTCGGTAGGGGGAAATAATGTTGTATTAAAAAATTTCATACAAGAATACTTACTTCATACTCAAGAAATTTCCTTAAAATCCTATAGAGAATTTAATGGAGATGATTACCAACCGGATGATAATCAAGTGGCTGATGGATATAATACTGTAATTAATTATTTAAATGATAATTATCAATGTAATTGTATTAGAACATTTGAGTTTAAACCTATTGAATGTCATACTAATTATCAAAATTTAGAAGTTGCGTTTTTAGTTAGAGGTGTCGACCCTCATACTCCAGCACAAGAAATAACGTATGATCTCTCAAGAATTTTCGGTTATGATGGGTGGGGACTGGAAGGTGCTGTTGTTACGGGTCAATATAAATTGAATATACCAATTCAAAGTACACCGGATTATCTATTAGCAGAAACAAATGACTATTATACCACCGCGGTAAATCACAATTTCAATAATAACTTTACTAATAGTCCTTCAAATCAATTATTTTATAATTCTTACTTAAGATTATCTGATCAAAACACTGGTAAATCTGGGCAACCGGATACACAGAATTTTTTAAGTTTCGAAAGTGATTTCTATAAATTTTATATAGATACGGGCCGTATTACCGAGCACTTTGTTTTTCTAGGAGATGATTTCAATATCGATAGTAATGACATAATATATCAATGGTCAATTCAACAACCAGGTTATAATTCGCTAGGTGGTTATCTTCAATATCCTGTTGATACAAGCGCACCCACACTTCCAAATCAGTACGATGATTATTTTACTTTCGAAACAGAAGGTGGTATTACTCCCACAAACAATGGGACTTTGTGGAATAATGTGGAAGGATTGCCCTACATGACTTCGAGACTTGCGATTATACCCGATTTTTATGCTGAGGACTTTCAATTTTATACCAATGAATCCTGTAAGAGAAACAATGGTGAATACACACCATTAGAACTATCAAACTCCAAAAACAGAGTTCCCCGACCAGGAAACGGGAGATTGATGTCATATACATATAAATTGTATAATGATTTACCAAACTTACAATACAACAATAAGAATGGTATGGTATTTCGATCTGACAGACTTCCGGCTTCTACAAATGAACAAGGATCACTCTTCCAAGGAGATGGATCAACCCCAACAAATATTCAAAACCTCGGTTTAGAGTCTGAGGTCTCTGATAATAGGTTTGCTCTCCATCAAAATACCGACTTTTATATTGGAACTTATGGTAGTACAACATTTGGAACCTTAACAACACAACCAAGTCAATTGACAGGTGTTTATACAGTCGCTGGTAATATAGGTACTGCGGGGGATACTGGTAATTATGAAGATTCGGTTGAAGAATATGATAGTGCTAATGACCCTGCTTGGTCTGGTATTACTGAAATTCTACAATCATTCCAATGCGGAGGAATGACTGAATTGGATTGTTATTATATTGATGAAAATAATGATATTCAGATTAGTAATGTAGTAGATACACCTGAAGGATGTAACCCCGATGAAGTTCAGAATGGTTGTTACAGAATATTCAACGAAATTCCAGGAATTGTTGACGACATTTCAAATTTCAATGAATGGAGAAATAGATTTTTAATATCTTTTGCTCTTTGTCGTGATGTTTTTTCATTTGATTTTATAAATAATTGGGTCAACGGAACCTTGTTTATGCCCACCTTTCAAATGAATACATTTTATGATTCTGATAATCAACCCTATTATTCATATTGTAAGGATCTGATTGCTTTCAATGAACAGACAAATAGTTTTTATTATAGATCATCCCCTTGGTCGGTACAAGAAAATCAATTCGGTGGTACTTTTGTTGGAAAACCAGGTCCTAAAAAACCATCTTCAATCGATTTATATCAAGGTGCAAATACAAAACAATTGGGTAGACCAACAACAATCATGGACTTAGGACCCAAGGATCAATTTACAAAATTTGTTTGTTATTCGGAAACTTTCGAAGGTTATAATATTAATAATTTAAAATCAACAAGTTTTAATCCATTGGAGGACTTAATTAATTTTTATGTCATATCAAGATTATTGAGTGTTAATGCATTTGCAAATATAGATCAGTTTTTCTCAAGACCCGATAAAAGATTGGATGGGGATTTTTCTCAATTGGTTTCTTATCAATCGGAATTTGGTATTTTACCATTTTTAGGGTTGAATTATAATTATGATTCAATCTCTTTCGAGAGACAATTTGGTAATTCTGATTTTCTTTTCGCGGTAATGTTTACCGCCGATACTGAAACAAGAAAAGTTGTTAGTCCAGGTATTTTACCATACATTAATTTTGGATATCCTCACACACAACACGTTCCATTTTATAAATGGAGAAGATTCTTTGGAACCCCTTATACCTCAGATACTTGGTTTGGTTCTGAAGGAAACAACTGGATTACTCAATATCCTTTCTTGTCGAATGGATATCAAAATTCAGATTTCACAAATGCAAACTCAGACTATTTCAATCAACAACTTGGAGCTGGTCTATTTGCACTATATGATGAAAATGGTACTCCAAGATTTGATGTTAATTCATTGCAATTAATCTCAGAACCTTATGATAAAAATCTAATCGGGGCTCCATTTCATTTTTATTTTGGTACGAAGGTCGGAAATTCAGCTTTGGATTTATTTATTAAGAAATACGGGAATTGAATACTTACGATAACATATCAATTGTTCCACCCAACTTCCAATTCATTGGGGGTATAAATGACGGATTGACCTATCCTTTGACTCTAAATCAGTCTTCTCGAAATTATGTTCAGGGTGATCAAAATCGTGTCTTAAGTTTACAAGATCAATACAATACGGAAAGAAATAAAAATTTGAAATTTAGAATATCATCTAAGTTTCAATTTATTATGGATAATAATATAAGCGGAACTACAAATTTCGATCAATTCAAAAATAATTTATATTATGTAAATCCTGAAAGTTCTGTTTTAGGTACTCAACCTTGGGGTGGTTATCCACAATATTATGAATTTGATTTTTTCAGAAACGATACAAATAATTCTCATATAGATTATAAACCTGTTTCTGCATATTCGTATAATTGGTCTTTTGCTATTACCTATCCTCACAAAAATGTGAATAGAAATATGTTTTGGGTTGATAATCAAGGTTTTGCTTTGAATTTTTTAGCTAATAATGGTATACCCTATAAAATCAGAAAAAGAAAAATTAAGGGAAAACCATTATTGGTTTTTGAATGTCCTGTACCTCATAATCTTTCTAAACTCAACTATGTTCTTCTTCCCGTAACCTTCAATGGTAAAAATATATTTCCAATTTATTCCCTTGGTGATGAAAATTTTGAGAGTGAAATATACAAATTCACAATTTATGACATTGGTTACGGATCGACTTTCAATGAGGGTGATTTAGGTACATTTAAAAAAGTTATTGATCCCAAAAATGTAGAAGAAACTACCTCAATTTATTATTGCCGTGAACATAAAGTTTTGGTTACAAATGATGATATAAATGTGGTGAAAGCGGGTTTTGAGTTAAATGGTTTTAATCCCGAGAAAAAACTTGAATATGCGAGTTTAACACCAAATAATGAAAAAAGAATATCTATCAAAAATGCAACACAATCCTACTCTGTAATTTCAGATAAAGATATTGTCATTACGGGTTTGACCGACAATAACGGACTTCCTGTAACCAAGTTGTTTCATACTATTATTAATAAAGGATATGCGGGATATTTTAACAAACCAAAAATCCCAAATCAAAATAAAGGAGGGTTGAAAACAGGATGGGGTTTCAATATTACAAGTGGAGAAACAAATACTTGGTGGCAAGACACCAATTTGAATGCTGTTTTACCTCTCGATGTAGGATCTTATCAGCAATCCAATGGGTTGGGTGGTGGTAAAGCCGGAAAACAAGGAGATAATGGAGGGGGAGTTAGTTTTACTTTTTATTACAATAAACCACTGTCGAAAGACGACACTTTGGTTGGTGACTTTTGTGAATTTAATAAGACAACACAAACTGAGTTTGTAATTTCTGAAAATTATCATAAGATAAATTTTAATCAATCTGTTTTTTCAACAGACATTAGATCAGAAGGTTATTATTATAAACCTCACTATGAAATACCTGTGAGAAGTTTCTCAACGTATGTTGAAAATTTCAATGGTTCTACCGGTATAGATAATTTACCGTATTGGGCTTATTACTCACAAAATTATAATAAATGGATTTGGAGAGATTTGTATGACCCTGGTTTTATTGATCAGGATGGAAATGGTGTGGATTACCCCTTCTCGAATAATGCAAACTATGTATTCAAAAATTTTATATTTAAATTAATCCCTGAAGGAAGTAAATATAAAAACTTCACTCAAATTATCTATCAACCAATTTCAGATGATTGTCAATAAATTTAAATTAGTAAGGGATAATATATCCAAAAAATTAACCATTCCTTTGGAGGTTAAGTTCGATCCTTATGGAAGACAACAAATGTTGGAAACCTATACGGATGAAATAGTTCAGGAAATTATTAATCCGCCGGTTGATTATGAGGTTGCTCGATTTTCACATGAGCAGTATGCACTTTCTTTGACAAGCACTAACTATCAGTTTTATTTTTTTGATAATTCAGTTCCGATACAAAACGTAGGAAATAATTCAACATATTGGAAAAATACATATACAACTGATTTTACCAATGACGAATTATATTATTATTCGAACGCTTTTACAAATTCTTTTTTCAAACTGGATCTTTATGACTCAAGAAACAAAGAAATACAAAAGGTTTACTTGACTCTCATATTACCCGTCCAACAAGGAAAGTTCGAACCTGTAACATTACAAAACGGTGACGAAGTAGAAATTAGAAAACCTAACTATCAATTGGACTTTATTGGGGATAAGGAGGGATACTTTATTTATTGGTTAAAAGACGTTGAAGTGTTGGGTTTGACTGAATTTTACATGAGTGCAAAATTCTTTAATGGTAAAACAGGTGAATTTGTTAGACTTATAAATAAACCTCAATCAACAATTGCTGGAAATAATTCTAACTTTAATCCCGAGGATTTTTTCTATTACAAAGTAAATTTGAATTACAATAATTTTACATACACATTATCTACGTTCAACAATCCATTTAGAGCCGGAACAACTATGAACCCAATTAAATTCTATGAGTACGTAAATTCATAATGTTCAGAAAAATAAAAATATCACCCGAAGTAATTAAACAAAAAGTTTTTGATGTCACCTATGATGGTGAACAAATAGGTTACTATTCGGGTATGACCGAAGTTCTTTCGGGTGGAATAAACGGAGCTTCTTACTATACCGGTATGACTGTTCCGATTTATTTAACAAAGAACTTAAAAGACTTGGGTTTTTATTCTGAATTTGATGGATTTATCCATCAAAAAGACGTATTAAATAACTTTGTGATGTATTTTTCAGGCAATCCTTATGTCTTGATTGTTAAAAATACCTCCGATGCGAAGTTCAAAAGTTTCTTAAGGGATGCACCTTATATTATTGATTGGGGTGATGGAACCTCAACCGAAACATTTGTTTTTAATGAAACAACTGAATCCTTCGACGTTTTAAGTCATACTTATGCAACTACAAATTTTAAATATATTGTTAAGATTACTCAAGAAAATCAGTGGGGGACATCTATAGTTGAGAAGACGATACAGATACCCTATTATCCCGCCCCCGTTCCGAATCCTACAGGAACGATATATTTTGTTCCAAATTCAGGAAGCTGGTCGGGTATTCCGATAAACGCACAATATATCTTCACTGAAGATTCAAACTTTAATGCGTCTTCAGAATTTTCATCGAATTTTGTGACAACACCATTTGTGATCTCAGGTGAAACAAAATCAAGGATCAATGAACTCCGTAGATACGGAAGTAACAAATATCCTGTGGGGCAACCTTTGGTAAAAAACTCAGGTGTTTATGGTCAGATTAACTCTATAAATCCACTTTATACTTCTTATACTATTGAAGGTGTGGATTACTACGATTACCCCAACGGACAGACGATATTCTTTATAAATTCGAATGGTTTTGATTCAAATAATTTACAAACAACACTTGTAACTAAAGATGAAAGATTAATTGGGTTTGTAAGTCAACCGGAAATACAATCAAATGTATTTATTGAAAGAGATAAAGCTTCGGGATTGGAATCACTTGAAAGGCTCGGTGAAGTGGACAATCTTGGGGACTTATCCAAATACGGTTATAAATATTTTAAATTAAATAAGGATGGCATTAGGTAGTTACGGTACAATAAGACCTTCGGATGTATCACCCGAAGATGTTGAGATCATTTTGTTATATACCGAATCAAGGGATGTAACAAATAATTTCACCTTAAAAAAGTTGAATGCACCTTCCATTCTAACTCCGTATTTTCACAATACAGTAACAGGGGGAAATCCAAATATTGAAGTAATTGGTGGACTTTATAATTTACAACTTCCCGCCGAAGAGTTCAATGCTTTAGGTATTTACACCTTGGTTGTCCGTCCAATTGAAATAAGAACTTTGATCACCGATTGTGGTGTATTATCGGCATTACCAAATGTGAATGGTATTGTTATTGACTTAAATAATGTTCCACAACAATTCAGAAATAAGTTCATTAATCAAGGGTTGGTTGGATTTAGAGTTGAATATTTGAATAATGACGGAACAAAAATTCCGAACTTCTTTAGGATTGTAACTTCATCCTTTTTCTGTGAACCAGTTGTAACAAACCTTACAAATACATCAGAAAAAGCAATTCGTTATAGATATGTTGATGGTAGTTCAAACCTTATGTTTTTGACTCTTACACCATCGGCCGCACCTACGAACAAACCTTCCGCCGTTCCATTTATCGGACAGCCAAATCAAAGTATTATCATTACAAATACCTTCTTCGATCCTCAAACAATCGAAATAGAACTCGTTGAACACGACGCATCTACCTTGGCTCTTGCTCTTTACGGGAATCAGACCAAATCTATGGAGGATGGTATTTACACAATCTATGATTCTGACAATAACATTTACAAACAATACAACTTGTTTGAAATCAGAAACGAATTTAGTGAACTTCTTTATGAGGTTCGTCAAAATAGAGGTGACAATATTGATTTCAGTAAAAACTTTAACACAATTATTAGTTAATGGCCACAGGAAATTACAGAGTACCTGCAAACGGAAACAACACCTTCTCGGACAATTTGGTCGGGTTTCAGGTGGTGGACGGGGGAGGTCTCACTCAAGGTAATTTTGAATTTACAAGAGGTATAGTTGAAAAGGCCAACAGAGAATTTAGTGTCGGATCTTTTTCTAAACCTATTTCATTAGAAGATTTACAAGTAAGAAGTGTTGCTGAGGCAAAAAAAATATTTGCAAAAGAATTTAGTGTCGTTCCAAACTTCGATTTATCTGAAGTAACAAATTATTCACTTTATGGTTCTTTACAAAAAAGATTTGCGGCAACAATTCAACATGTGATTAACTTCTTCCCAGCGGCGTTAGAAGTGGATGGATTATATTATGATTATACATCTGCAAATACGGCATATGATATTTCATATGATGCGGTAGGTAATGAAACTGAATTTAAGATAAATGTTGATAGGATCAAAAATCCTTTTGATATTGATTTCTCTCAAAATGCCGAGATGAATATTTCGGCAAGAGAACAAGTAATATCGCAATATAGAAATTTACCAGCAACATTCATAAATTATTCTTTGTTTTTGAATGGTGTCGAATATCCTGTAAATGACTTTACACCGTCACAAAACTTAACTTCGGGTTATATAACTTTTATTGTTGAAGGAAATCCATTCTCAGGAGTTACATCGACATTTGACTCCTTGGTGATTCGTTTGAATGACACCAAAACCGAAATGGTTTTTTCGGAAAATTTTGATGAACTCGGAAAATTTCTTCTAAACAGGTTAATTATCCCAAGATATACTGCTTTTTTTAAAGTTCCAAGACAAACACCTGATGGTCAAAATTACACAGGTAATGAATATGTGACTTGGCCTTTAGATGGTCAATGGAACTTGGATATTAGAACCAATTTATATACACAATATCTCGAAAAATTAAATACTTTGTCAGAGGAGATGGACAGATTCAAGTCCAATCTTATTTCGAGATTCTTAACTACTGGCGCTTTTAAAGATTTCGACACGGAAGATCAAAAAGTCGAAAAAGTATTACAAATTTATGGAAGAAGTTTTGACGAATTAAAAAAATTTATTGATGGACTTGCGTACATAAATTCTGTTCACTACAATCTACCAAACAGTGATATACCATCCCAACTATTATCTAATTTAGCAACAACGTTGGGATGGAGTGAAGATGTTTCACAAATCACAAATGAAAACTTTCTCAATTCAATTTTTAATGTTGGTAGTAACCCGATTTATTCGGGATATTCAAGGGATTATACACCTACCGAACTTAACTTCCAATTTTACAGAAACTTAATTCTTAACTCGGCATATCTTTTTAAATCCAAAGGAACCAAAAAATCTATCGAGTTTTTATTAAGAATGATTGGTGCTCCCGACTCTATGGTGGAATTCAATGAAACAATTTATTTAGCCGATGGTCCGATTAATGTCGAACAATTCGATGCTTACTGGTCTCAAATTTCGGGTGGGTCAAAAGTTGATGAAGTGGTTGTCTCCGACACCTCAAACATATATCAATTTCAGGGGGTACAATATTGTGCGTATACTGTCGACACACAAATTAAATTTGTAAATTTATTTAGATCGGATTATCCGTTCGATGATGAGGGTTATCCAAAACCACCCACCAATAACAATAGTTTCTTTTATCAACAAGGTGCGGGTTGGTACGATAGAACACCATATCACGTTTCACCTCTCGAGGTTGACACCACCTTATCGGTATACACAGGAACTAACCCCGTAAACGTAACAAAATATCAGAACTTTACCTATGGGTACAAGTATTTGAATACTTTCTCTTCTTTCCCTGAAATAAGGATGGGATTTCATCTAAAACCAATCCCCGACAATCAGAAGAGTTGGACTAATACACAACTTGGATTAAGAAGAAGTACTGTACCGGGATATGAAGCTTATTATTACCTCAATGATGATAGACTTGTATTGAATGCTAAAAATATTGATTTGAATCTGAATATTGCAAAACCATTGGAATATGATGTTTGGAATATGTCAGTTCAATATAACTATCCAATACCATCTACAGGTTTGACAATAACATATCCTGGCGATCCATATCCTTTCGTCATCAATCCTAAGCCGACGCAAAAAACTTTCTTCGAGTTTGCTCAGACTTTCTATAACAAGATGGTCAATGTCCCAAATAGATGGTATGATACTGATGGTAAAACTTCAGGTTATCCTCTTCTACAATCTTTGTATTGGAAATATTTGAATTCGCAAAGTACGGTCGGAATTCCATCGAACCAATTTACATATCAAAAAATGATAGACTTCACCATTCAAATTGGTGATAGATGGATGAGATTGGTCGAACAGATGATTCCTTCAACAACTATATGGAATGGGGGAGTCAGAGTTGAAAATACACAATTCCATAGACAAAAGTTTGTATATAGAAGACAGAGGGGTTGTCAGATTATTCCTGTACCGTGCAAAAATTGTTGGCTTGAATGTTACATCTTCACACAAGATTGTATTGATGAGACTGTAGAATGCTCAATCTATCCTTGGTCCGTCGGGTCTTCCATTAATTCTTTCAATTCAATTCTGACGAATAGACTCGATGCGTGTTTACTATCCAATTCCTACACCTACCCCGAAGTTAATTTGAATTCTATATTATCCGAATGGTATGTTGATTTGAAAATTGGAAACCAACAAATTGTCTTAGAAAAGTTTTATGAGGGGTATGGATCGACGGATGCACCAACAACAAATGATTGGTTGAATGCTCTTAATACCTACCTTACAGATTTACACAGTTATGGATTTAACTATTATATAAATAATAATCAACTTACAGTCTCAAATACGAATTGTTATGAGTTATTTTCACAAGACACATTCTATTTAAGAGTAGGTATCAATTTTACGTTTAGTCTTAATTAATGGCATTATCAACATTATCATACAGTTATACGACAGGTGCGGATTGTTACAACACCCACGATGGTAATATACAAGTGCTCCTGAATTCGAGTGCGCCACCTATGACCGTTAATTGGGTTTCACCAAATTTGGGTTCAGATACTGTAAGTTCGGGTGATAGTCTTTTAAGTTCGAGACTAAATTTGTCGGCGGGGACATATTACGTAGAAGTAAATGATGTAAATAATCAATCAACACCGGATGTACTTGAAATAGTTGTTCAATCATATTTCATTCCTGTTTTTTCAAGAATTGTAAACACAACTTGTGGATCTGCAGATGGACTTTTAACTATAAGTTTATCGGCTGGAACCGCACCATTTAGTTTAGATTTATACAAAGACGGATCTTTATTTTCTCAAGTAACCACGAATTCAATATCATATTCATATTTCAATCTGTCGGCGGGAACGTATTATATCTCAGGTACAAGTGGTAATGGTTGTACCGCAACAACACCAAGTGTAATTATTCAATCCTCAACAACTTTAGATTACGGTTTTTGGGTGGTAAATGATTCCAATTGTGGGGTTCACAATGGTAAGTTGACAATAACAGGGTTGACAGGAACTGCACCATATACGTATGAGTGGACTAGTTTTACTCCTGCAAGGACAACACAAACTGTCACGGGCTTAACTGCAAGTACATATTCAGTAATAGTTACAGATTCTACAGGTTGTTCTTTGGCTAAATCTCAAACTATTGTAACATCCGATCCGTTAGGGTTGGAAAGTGCTATTGCAACCTCACCCACCTGTTTTACTAATGATGGTCAAATTCAGTTGGTTTTCACGGGTGGTGAATTACCATTCTATTATTCAGGATCGAATGGATATAGTGAAATATCATATTCGAGGACTCTTACTCTTACAGGATTGTCGGCAGGAGAGCTGGGTATACAGGTACAAGACGTTGGACTATGTAGTTTTCTATATCAAACAAGTTTAAATACAACCAACGGATTTAATTTAATATCTCTAACCACAACAAATTCAACGTGTTCAACGTTAGGAGGGTCAGTCACCACGGTGATTGCTGGTGGAGCCGGTCCTTATACTTATACCTTAGTCAAACCTGGTGGTGATACAGAAGTACAAAGTACAAATTTTACAACAGCAACTTTTTCTTCACTTGACAGCGGAGATTACACTATAGTAATCTCAAATCCTATTTGTACATACAGCGAAGAATTTACAATTATAACACAAGATAAATTTTCAGTTGTTGTTTTACCCGATGCGGAAATTTGTCAAAATGTTAATGGAAGTATACAAGTCGACATTTCAGGTGACATTCAATATCCCGTACAATATCAATTGTATTTTGAAAATAATATTGTAGACCAAAGTAATCAAAGTTCACAAGATTCATATACCTTTTATAACTTAGACAATGGATTATATCAGGTTGTGGTGACAGATACGAGTGGGTGTGAAATAACAAAAGATGCGGTACTACCTAACTTGGGATATCTTGATTTCTTTATTCAAGGAACCAATGGGACGGTGGGAAATACAGGATCGGCGATTGCTTATATAACGGAGGGTAATGGTCCATTCACATTTCTTTGGTCAAATGGTGAAACAACACAGAGTATTTCTAACCTAAGTGCGGGTACATATTCAGTAACCATTACCGATATACACGGATGTTCTCAAACAAAGTCGGTAAATATTATTTCGGCAACACAAATTGTATGTTATGAAACTTACTCTGTATGTGAATCTGAATTTCAAATAACATATAACAGAAAAAGATCATTATTCAACATGTTGAATGAGGGATTTTATGACTTAACAAATGGGACGGGTATTGATTGTACTTTAAATAGTGCAATTTTCCAAACAGATATTACAGTAAGCGGTGTCAGTTACACGGATCAATTCTATACGGCCACAACCCTAAATGATGTACCTGGTGACAATGATTATACTGCATCAATTTCAGGTCTATTGGATTCGATTGAGGGAATCAGTTCATATACCTTTGATCTACTAAATAATAAAGTAACAGTTTTTTCTGACTGTGATAATGGAAATATTTTAGAAAATGAAACAATTTGTTTTTCAGTATCCATAGATTATGATATTAGTTGTGTTCAAAGTGCAATTCCACCAACACCATCAGTAACACCAACCACCACAGTTACACCAACGATTACATCGACACCTGCGGTTAGTCCAACTAATACCCCAACCATTACACAAACACCAACATTAACACCTACATTAACTCCAACACCAACCGTGACACCTACAGTAACTCAAACCTGTTTCAGTCATCTTGTTTACTTAACAACGGATCCGAGAGACGCATGTTATGCGGCGGGAACGGCAACTACAGTCTATTCACCGAGTGCGGTATTGGGACCTGGTTCATATGTTTATTCAGGATCCAATTGTACCTCTCCAATTGGAGATGGAGTATTTATTAGACCTGTAACAAGTCCGATTAACCAAGATGTCTTACAGATTGTTGGAACATTGGGTATTGCGGTCTCTTACAACTGCACGACTCCAATTCCTGCATCACCGACGGTTACTCCGACACAAACTAAGACACCAACTCCAACACCTACCAAGACACCATCAGTAGTTAGTTACACTTGTAAAGTGTATGATGTATCTGGTGCAATAAGTTCAGGGACTCTGTGGGGATATACTGATTGCGGAGGAAATGCTCAAACTATATTTGTTTTAGCAGGAAACTCAGAAACCATTTGTGCGGTAGTTGGAAGTGTAACAATACTAAGTGGTGCGGGACCAGGTGCAATTCAAATCATGGGATCACTTTGTTTTTTACCTCCGTCACCAACTCCTTCAGTTACACCAACTAGAACACCTACCTCATCACCCATAGTGACACCATGTACACCTCATACGGTTTATATTAGTACATCTAAAACTGCGGTTTGTGATGGGTCTGCACCTACGACTGTTGTTTATCTATACAACACAAACGTTACGGCCGGATACAATGCATATACCAACAGTTCTTGTACGACACCCGTCCAAATAGCGAGATTTATTTCACCAACTTCGGTTTCATCACCATCAACAGTTTTCCAAGTCTCAAATCCTTCGGGTAATTTGATCAGCACCGCTTGTTAAAATGGCAAATATAAGATTAAACTCAATAACAGGAACTCCCCCATTCGAAGTATATGTTTCAGATGTAAACGGAAATAATCAATCTTTGGTGGGGATCGTATTAAATAGTGTACCGCCAACAGTCACAATAAATATTCCTGCAATTTTTAATAATTCACCGCAAATTGGACTTACAGTAATTGATAGTAATGGATGTAATTTATTTTATATAATTCCCTGTAATACTGAAACAGATATTTGTTACTTTGGAATTGATATTGAGGAGCAAACATAAATAAAGTATTTCAAATACCTTTTTTATTGTATTTATAAAAAAACTCCTTAAATGGCTGAATATATTCTTAGAATATCCTCTAACTCAAACGCGAAAGGTCCTTTCGATGTTTATACTGGTGATACATCTATAACTTCACCAATTTATTCATCGGCGACTTTCGACGATATGATTGTGGGGGTGACTTTGGATTTACCTGGTTCACCTTCGGGAGTTGTTTACCAAATTTATGTGGTCAATAAAGAAGAAGGATGTGACGACAACTTTCAACAGCAGGTTGTCCTTGTTACAGAAACAACAACTTCTCCTGTTACACCAACTGTTACACCAACCAATACACCAACACCATCTATTACCCCATCCTTTACTCCGACACCTACAGTTACACCTACCCCTGGTCTCAGCCCAACTCCAACACCTACTATCACTCCAAGTATATCCGAAAGTCCGACACAAACTCCAACTCCGACACCTACACCGAGCGCGACACCATTCAGTTATCAAGCCTACCTATTCCCCGAACCACAAGATATTACATCGAGAAACGCTATAGGACAATATATGTATGACGGAGCAAAAACTTGGTTTGGTTGGGGTAACTCGGGTGTTCCTGGAAGTTTAAATTATTCTGATAATATGGACTACTATGCTCACTACAGTGGATTTACAAACGGAAGTTCAGGAAACTTTATTACACAAGTTTCTTCACTCAGTAGTGCAATGTTCCAATCATCGGGTAATGACCCATATGGATGTCCAATTAACCAATATGGTTTTGGAACCATTAATATAAATAGTTCTTTGGTCAATACAAGTGTTAAGTATTTCTATTCGATATGGTTGCCACTCGGTGGTATGAACGGAACGATGTCTGAAATGACTGTCAATGTTGGAACAAACCCATGTTCATATAATATTGGTGCGGACTTAATACCTGATAGTATAAAACAAACAAATGTCACTGTTACTTCAGGTGCTGCTATTCCGGCTGGTACATATAGGGTACTTTGGATAGATCCAAACTTACATATTCCTAACACATTACCACTCGGAACGGGATTATATTTTTCTTCAGGTGAATACGTTCCATAAATGTAAATTTGATATTTATATAGAAAACTAAATGCCACTCTCATTTAAAAATCCATCAAATCCAATCCAAGTCTACGGACCAAGTTCCGTACCACGGGAGGCGACATATGGAACAAACTTTAGTAATTATGAGATAGGTGGTTTTATGCAGGTCTATACACTTCAAGACCTGATTTATACAATACCAACGGGTCAAACAGGACTCATCGAGTACACAGGAAATACAATTCCTATTCGTTTCATAAAGGGACAAAATAACACGTTTAATCCTGATGTTTTATTTCTTAATTCCGATAATATTTCATCGGGTAGAAGAAAACTCGGTATGTTGGCTTATGTCCAAGAAAACCAAACAACATATCAGTATGTAATAGATGATTATGATACGTTATGGGATCAGTTGTTGACTTTGAGTGGGGCTTCGGCAATCACACAGACAGACTATACAACGACGGTCAACTCCTTATCACAAATAGGTAGGGATTTTATTTCATTATGGACAGGGTCTACTATTGAGGATGTCAGTGGTGTAACAAGAGCAAATGCTAGATGGAGAAAATTTCCAAATATAGATGTATTTGTTACGGGTGGTACGTATTACCCTGAAAGTTCAGAAATAATATTTACCAACAACACAGGTGGGACATTCAATGTCACCGGATTAACAAGTGGATTTACAGTTAGTGTTTCGGCAAATACTGGTTTAGGTCTCGAAAGTAATACTTTATATACTATCTATAACAGTATTTTGGATCCGAACTTAGAAGTACCTGAAGATGTCGGTGGTGTAGAGGCGGGAACAACAGTGTCACAACTCACCGGATTAACGTTGGTACAATTATTTGATGAATTATTATTTCCAACCTTAAATCCAACTTACACAATACCAACTATTGGAATATCAGGGGTTGCGAACACAATAGTTGAAGTTGGATCTACTTTGAGCCTTAATATAAGTGCCAGTTCAACCAAAAATGATGCAGGTATTTTTACACAACTGAGATTACTAAGGAATGGATCCTCAATTTTCACAGATACAACATTAACAAATAGTTCGGCAACAAATATTGCCGCTCAATTTGGATTTCAGGATCCGAATAATCCTAATTCCGGTTTTACAATAAGTCCTACACCTTATTCAGAATCCTATACTGTACCAGCACCCGCAGGATCAAATACCTCAACGGCCACAGTGTATAAATCCGATGGTAATTATAACGCGGGTTTAGCAAAAAACGACAGTAAAGGATCCGCAGATACAAGAACCGCATTAGTAAGGAGTGTAAATGCTCCTCAAGCGGCGGCAAATAATTTTGAAAGTACATCATATACATACACAGGAATTTACCCATACTATTGGGGTACTTCTGTCACACTTCCAACTACATCAACAATTGCTGATGAAATTTCGGGAGGAACTGCAAATAAAGTTTTGAGTTCCGCTAGTGGAACAATAACTATTAATTTTAGTGCTAGTTCAGAGTACTTATGGTTCGCTCATTTTGAAAATTATACAACCAAAACAAAGTGGTTTGTTACTGAATTAAATCAGGGTGCTATAGGTGGTGGAAGTAATCTTTTCAACACACCGCAAATAGTAAGTGTGGATAGTTCCGACGGATATTGGAATACAATCAATTACAAAATATATATAGGTAACTATCAAACATCAACTTTCGCAGATCCTATGCAATTAAGAAACTCGTAAAATGGCTATTATATTAAACGATAATTTAGAAACCTTTTCACCCAAACCGTTAGATGAACGATATGGTCCGTATACAAGTGTTACAGAAGCAAACAATAGTATACTATATGCGAATAGGTATTTAGGATTAACCGTTGGTATAATTACAGGAACAACAACTCAGGAGGGTCCAAATGATTATCCGAGATATTTGACTGTTGAAAGTGGGGTCACAGAATATTGGTACTGGACTGGTATTACTGACTTGGATTTAGTTATCAAGACAATTGATGTTTCTTCAGGGTCAAGTGGATCTTCTGGAACATCAGGTTCTTCAGGATCAAGCGGAACATCAGGTTCTTCAGGATCAAGCGGTACATCAGGAAGTAGTGGATCTTCTGGAACATCAGGATCTAGTGGAACTTCAGGTTCTTCAGGATCAAGTGGTACTTCAGGAAGTAGTGGTTCTTCAGGAACCTCAGGATCTAGCGGTACTTCAGGTTCTTCAGGGTCAAGTGGTACTTCAGGAAGTAGTGGATCTTCAGGAACATCAGGATCTAGCGGTACGTCAGGAAGTAGTGGTTCTTCAGGGACATCAGGGTCAAGTGGAACTTCAGGAAGTAGTGGAACTTCAGGTTCTTCAGGATCAAGTGGTACTTCGGGATCTAGCGGGTCAAGTGGGACATCAGGATCATCTGGTTCAAGTGGTACATCAGGATCTTCAGGTTCGAGTGGTACATCAGGATCTTCAGGTTCGAGTGGAACATCAGGAAGTAGTGGATCTTCAGGTTCGAGTGGAACATCAGGAAGTAGTGGATCTAGCGGCACATCAGGTTCATCAGGTTCAAGTGGAACATCAGGGAGTAGTGGATCGAGTGGTACATCAGGATCTTCGGGTTCAAGTGGAACATCAGGTTCTAGTGGATCGAGTGGTACATCAGGATCGTCAGGATCAAGTGGAACATCAGGTTCTTCGGGAACTTCAGGGTCAAGTGGGACATCAGGTTCTTCGGGAACTTCAGGATCAAGTGGAACATCAGGTTCTTCGGGAACTTCAGGATCAAGTGGAACATCAGGTTCTTCGGGAACTTCAGGGTCAAGTGGGACATCAGGTTCTTCGGGAACTTCAGGGTCAAGTGGGACATCAGGTTCTTCGGGAACTTCAGGTTCTTCAGGATCCAGTGGAACTTCAGGTTCTTCGGGATCTAGTGGAACTTCAGGATCTAGTGGGACTTCAGGAAGTAGTGGATCTTCTGGAACATCGGGATCCAGTGGAACGTCAGGATCTAGTGGAACATCTGGTTCTTCAGGGTCAAGCGGAACTTCAGGAAGTAGTGGATCCTCAGGAACATCGGGTTCAAGTGGTACTTCAGGAAGTAGTGGAACCTCAGGGTCTTCAGGATCAAGCGGAACATCAGGGAGTAGTGGATCTTCAGGAACATCAGGGTCAAGTGGTACATCAGGAAGTAGTGGATCTTCAGGGACATCAGGTTCTTCAGGATCTAGCGGAACATCAGGAAGTAGTGGATCTTCAGGAACTTCAGGTTCTTCAGGATCTAGCGGAACATCAGGATCTAGCGGAACTTCAGGAAGTA